GGTGCGGTTGTGGTGTCGCATTCGCGACACATTTATTATTAGTCATATGAATAATTATTTAATGTTCACATGACTTAAGGCAGCGCATTCGCGCTGCCGAGACCGCACCGAAGGTGCGGTATAAAAAGGAGGGTTTCGAAGGGAACCTTGGTTCCCTTGCTAGGTTCCCTTTGCGTTCCCGCCTCTCGTCTTCAACATTTGAATCAAATCCGGCGTTAAGCAAATATATCCGCCCGCATTAGTCAACCCGGAAGAAACGCACCCATCCACTCCATCCTTCCCATTCGAAGTAACTTGACTAAATCTATCAATGATTTCGGAATCCCGAAAAGGACCGTATTGAACTGATTTCGGTTCATCTACCATTGGTTCAAAGTTTTCTGTACCAAACGACGGCAACATGTTAGAGACCACAGACGCGATTCCATCTCCACTGCTCGCGCTATTATTTCCACTCTGTTTAGTAGAAACTGGAACGGGATTGGAAGACGCCGCACTATTCTCAATTGGTTTCATTGCCTCTGCATAATTACGTTTCTTGTTATCATACGGAACAACCCCAGGAGAAGATAGAAGCAATACGACAAATGCTACCACTAAAACGCCTATTAGAATAAACACGGGATTCGTTTTTGCCATTTTATATACATATTTGTCATATTTTCATTTTGAGTTAGTTAGTTAGTCATATGAGGGTGTCCATATCAATGGATATGAATACCAATACTTCTAAATAACACATATGCCCAAGGCAATATCCACCAATTATAAATTTGCGATATGGGGTTTACTGTATTGCTCGACGTATTTTCATTATAGAACGACACCCGTTTCTTTGTGTGTTCTATATTATTCTGTCGAAGAATGCCTTTTATCTTATCAACCCGATTATACGATGCCATGCCTTCCTTTTTATTCATGCCTTCCTTTTGATCCGTCGGTTCATCATCATCTTCCGTGATCTTTTTCTTCGTTTCGCCTCTCTTAAGTTCTCTCGAAATACGTCGGGTCTCAATCGCATATTCCATTTGAAAAAAAAGATACGACCCAAATACCACTATACACAAAATTACATACCATCGCAATCCAACAAACCACTTCATTGTTCCAAATGCACCATTGTATATTTGTTCAAATAGACTGGATGGCGAAACACCTACATTATTAGGGGGTGGGTTGATGGGAGGTTGATTTGTGATCGGTTCGCTGTTCATAATTTTTATATATTACAGAGATTCTAACGTCTAATGACTAGTCGTATTTTTTGTTGCCCATGGGCAACGGAAAACACTACTAGTCATATACGTTAGTCGTATGGGTTTTTGCCCATACGACTAGACGCTAAGGACTAGCATATATGCCTGCCGATTCGTGGTTAGTTATACAGACGGTAAAGAGTCGATCACGGATTCGCTCAGAACCTCTGAAAACTCTTTAGGAACATAAGTAGATGCCAATTCGCCTGCGGATGTTAAATGCGTGTTTATCCAGAGATTGCCTAAAAAATCGTTTACACTTGAAACGTTCACCCAACCTGCAACTACTTTACTCACTGCTTCTCGTTTAAAGTACACCAATAAGATGACAACCACAATAAGAAATCCCAAGGTCAATTTGTACTTAATGGTACTTTCTATCGGCAAAGATTTATTTGGAATTGTTTCGGCGTTTTGACTAAATAGTTTAAAATTCGATAGAATTTGGGAAATATGGGAACTCATGTTTTCATAAAGTAGATAAATAATAATGCATTACGCTTATTAACGCATATAAACATATAATGCATCAAATTCCGTATATATAGAAATATGAATACGGAAGAGAAGTTGAATTTGAAAAAGATGTTGGCACAGAACCAAGACTATGTGGACCATACAGAGGATATTCGACGCCTAAAACATAGCGGACTATTGTTGGATGGTATGCGCGATATTGAGAAGTTGAAACGCGCCAACCAGGAATTGCGACAATTGAGTCCGGATCAATTCACCGAAATGTGTAAAATTGCTGCGCCTCTCATGTACAATTTGTATACTGATTTGTTTCACAAGTTGGTGAAGGATGAGTTGAATCTGATGATTATGGTCAAGTTGATTCGGGTTCTGGAGTTGATAGAGCAGGGGCAGTTGGATCAGAATGAAGGGTCGGTGATGGTGGGGAAGATATTGAAGGAGTTGTATGTGGATAGTGCGGTGCGGTTGGGGGATAAGTTGGATAAACAACGAGAGGAGGAGAACCCGACCCCCACTCAACAACAAGAACCGAAGAATATCAGTTGGAACAACTGGAAACAATCCAGGGAACCATAGTCACTTCGAAACAAGGGAACCAATGGTTCCCTTCGAAACCCTCCTTTTTATACCGCACCGAAGGTGCGGTCGTGGTGTCGCATTCGCGACACATTTATTATTAGTCATATGAATAATTATTTAATGTTCACATGACTTAAGACAGCGCGAATGCGCTGCCAAGACCGCACCTTCGGTGCGGTATAAAAAGGAGGGTTCCGAAGGGAACGTAGTTCCCTTGAAGGAGGGTTCAGAAGGCACTTCGTAGTAACCTTGGTTCCCTTCAAAGGAGGGTTCCGAAGGCACTTCGTAGTAACCTTGGTTCCCTTGAAGGAGGGTTCCGAAGGGAACCATGGGTTCCCTTGCTTAATACATAGACCACTTGTTATTATTGTAACTATTGATTTTCAGCAACTTCTCCCGGTTGTTCTTCCAGAATTCGATCTTCTGCTCTAGCAAAGTATCTTCCGGTTTCTTCGGAATGGTAATACCAACGCCAGAAGACATTGTCGCTAAATCGGAAGTAGATGGTTTCGGTTTTTGTCCAAAGCAGTTGACTCCAAATCGAATATTCGGGTTATCAATATATCCTCCATTCACACCAGGTCTTCCACACGCATGCTTAGTCGTCTCAGACTGCTGCAAATTTTTCCAGGTCGATTTCTGTGTCGGGAAGTACGCTGCTTGACCATCGGACCATCCGTAGTTACACCATTCGCCCCCATTATTATATGTCGCCTCAATCTCATCGTAAGTGGCAAGTCTAGCACCATAAGAGGCACATACCGATTGCGCATCATCGTAGGTAAACATATTATTTCCGATGTTAAAAACTTCATCTAGTTTGACTGGAACTTTCGGCGACGATACGGATGTATTACCAGATATTGTGTTTCCGATTATAGTTTGAGAGTTAAATACGTTATTAATTGTATATGACGACGGTGAAGTTACGCTGTCTGCTTTTTCTTGTAATTTATTTCCGACATTGTCCATAAAATCAGTCAATGAAACGTTTGCAACATATTTCAAAAATGTGGAGAACAATACCAATGCGAAAAATATCCATGCGCCGTTTTCAATAATCGATATTATGATTGGTTTCCCGAACGAATCCATTGGAATTGACAAAATGTAAATAACAATGTAAAACGTAAATATAAAGAACCCTACTGAAATGATGGTTAAAGGCGAGTTCAAGTAAGTCTTGAAATCAGAATACATGTTTGAGATCATTTTTTTCTTCTCATCTTCGGATTTATCAAAATAGGTAAATGCTATGTAAATGAGAACGCACAGTAACGCAACAATATCAACCCATCTTGAAAGTGAACTTCGCACTCCGTCTTTCCCGCGAACGATGTTCAATATCAAATACACCACAAAATATACTACTAAAAACCATAGAATAATAACTATATTTGAATCCGTAAATATTTGAAATAAGGTGTCGGTATTTAGTTTCGATGAATCTGGTGAGGTGGTGGTTGTCGTAGGTGCCGAAGTCGTATTTTTAGGTGTTGTTGTTATATTAGATGTAATCTGATTACCACTCATTGATTTATAATATATTTGATTATATTTTATATACCATGTTCCATCATTTCTTTCGATAAAAAAGACAATAAGCAGACGGCGAAACTACCATTCGAGGGTCGATTTCACTTACATGAGCATCGTTGAAACAGTACCATGTATTGTCGTCTGGTTCCGTTCTGCCGAGGGCACGTTCCGTTCTGCCAAAAGCAGTATAATGCCCGCCCATAATACCTCCCATATGATTTGCAACCCCAAACAGTTTGTATTTATATGAACTTGCCTTATACCCAACAATATATTTCGATAAATCTAGATTGTCGAGAGGAAAGTCTACCAATGCATTGTTCTTATTTCTTCCGTCCGGCGAATACCTCTTTAACGTGATCACAAGAATATTTGGAAAACTCCAGAATACAATATTTTTCCGAACCGGTTCTTTCCTGTTCGTCTTCTCGTTAAACCATCCAGACAACAGTTCATCTCCTACAAATGCATCAAAACAATCTATCAATGTTGTTTGTCGAGAGGACCCCGGTATAGGCAAATCCAAGATGAAATAAGATTCCGGTTTATTCGAATGGTGAACAGACCCATCTGGCGTAAGAAGACGCGACACGTAAACACCGTAAAAAATGTCCGAAATTTCCGAGTAATCGCCCCTCTCGTAGTTATCTTTTAACATTTTGTAACACTGAAGTGCTAAACTATCTGTGGCAGATTCTGGCAACCCGTTGATATTCATCTTAACCGCGCGTTTTTTGGAGTTATGCATGCATTCAATCATAAATAGCAAAAACTCCGGTAAATCATTTTGCGCCCACCCTGTAAAAAGTTCACGTCCTTTTTTTCTTGCGACTTCGTGTATTGTTCTCACGAATTTACCAGGAGTTGCTGATGGATTGGGCATTTGTCCTCTTGCATGTATCATGAGTTTACGCAATTCTCTCCACTCTTGGAATACTGCATGATCATCTGTTGAAGGATGAGAGGGATCGTCAGAGATATTTGCAAGTTCTTCAGTATAATTTAATAATTGTATACATGAATTCAGAAAACACGTGTTTCCTAAATTGGTTAAACCACATGGATATGAAGTCATAATTAAAATCTGTATTCCCAAATGTATATAAACATCGGCATTTGTTTAATTGTATTATTGATATTAGATGAATCCGTCTGGAAATTATGTTCCATACAATCGAAACTATCAGAGGTATGAGTTGCAAGGAAGACGTCTAAGGTTGATATCGGATATAATGGAGGACTATCAAGAAAACATGAGACGCGCGTTTAGATTGATCGGATGCGAATTAGGCATATCAAATCACGTTTTCCCAAATACCCGAAACGTTTCAAATCTAAATGTGGATGATTGGTTAGACCGGGTTTCTCACATAACAACGGACATGTATTCGCCTGAATCACAAGAATACGAACGTAGAGGACTACATGAGGAAGAACTGCCCTATTCATACACTCCCCCTACTCCCCCTACTCTTAACAGGTCGAATGTTCGACGAGGGTTTATTTATACCCAACTGCTTGAACCTAGGACAGACCAACCGACCGATACAGGAATCACGAATGAACAGATTGCCAACGCGACGCATTTGATACAGTATGATGCATCGATGAATGAGACCAGATGCCCGATTACTTGGGATCAGTTTGAACCCGGACAAAATATTTTGCAGATTAATAATTGTAGACATATATTCGGGCACCAACCTCTCATGGAATGGTTTCAGCGTCATAGCAGATGTCCTGTTTGTAGAGCAAGCGTTTTGCCTACTCAGTCGCAACAAACAAATAACACGACCAACACGACCGATGAGTCTACATTATCACAACCCGACCCGAGTGGCAACAGCATAAATAATCGGTCAACCACACATACCACATCCTCCTCTAGAGCAATCAATCAGATTCTTTCTGGTATATTAACGAGTGTAAATGGCGCAGTAAACACAGAATCGGGTTATTATGAAAGCGAATTTGCATTCAACATGAACGATTTGCTAGATGCATATACCCAGTTGGTTCGACCAAATGCGTCCTCCTCTCAAAATCCCGAACGATAAAAAACTATTTATTATTTTATTACAAATACAAATACAAATACAATAATATTACTTACCTTGTTGTGTCCATGTGGCAAAGAAATAAACATATTATAGGAAAGATTACATGTCAGGTTTTACTACGTAGGCAGTCGTGTTCCGAATCGTTTTGCGACAACTGGGAATAGGGCACATGATGAATTCGTCGTAAGCATATTCGTATCTTTCGTCCGAACGGGTTTCATGAGATATCCAGCAGTGGCAGCAAAGTGCATGCTCGCAATTTGTCTCGTAAACGGTATGGTATTTCATCGTTCTCTTACAGACTGCACAGGGAATTGGGTACGTACTTTGTGTTTCGAGATAGTCCATCTTGACGAATCTGCACTGGGTGCTGTGTGTTGCCTCTTCATCCTTGACGTTGATGCTCGGGCAATTTTCCTCTGTAATGACGGTATCGCCCTCGTCATCGTATTCGTATTCGTCAAAATCCGTCTGCACTTGATCTACGTATGTAGGAATGATGGTGTCCTCGTCGCCTTCTTGGTCCAAGTCAAATATCATTTCTTCATCGTCAGAACGATCCGGGTTTTCTCCGCGAAAGAGCGTGATGTTCGGATGCGGCACAATATCTATGTCGTCTACATCCCCATAGAGTTGTTCTTCCGGGATCGTGTAGTGTTCTTGGTACATACTATTATCTAGGTCGTCGGTATCCATATCAGGAAACACCAAAGAATCCATACGCCGAATAAATTCGTCTTCCTCGAATTCACGTTCGAAGTTCGCAGATAGATTTATGGCGTTCGCATCGGCAGACAATGTGCGCCGGATACCTTGGGAAGGTGGTGCCCAAGGAGCAACCGGTTCCGTAGTAGAGCGTACCGGCGAATCATACGTCGGAATAATATTAACATTCCGATTCACGAATGAGAATACCGTAGTAGGAATTTCGGAATTCATGTTTAAAGTGCTGATGTTCATTGTTGAGAGAGAAAGAGAGAGACTGATTGTCAAGTAATTGTGTTTCCACGTAAGTTCTGTCTTCAAAATAACAGACATAAAAAGTCTTTCAATTTTTTACAATTCCATAACGATCGACCCATAATTCTTTGCAATCTCGCCTCGATATCGATTATACAGCAAATTATCTGACCGATAAGCAGAATATATATTATATTCACCAGAGGATGTGATCTTCAGTGCTTTGTGAATGCGGTTGATCATGAAAAGTGTGTTCGTAATAAAAACAATGACGGTCGTATTATTCAAGTAGTTCTTCTGTATAACCACACAACTAATCCCGGCGTTTACGAAAAAGACAATTAGCAAAATCTGTGCAAATATTCGGTAGATACGATTTATTCGAAGTATTCGTTGTCTTTGATGCGGTTTCATTTCAGAAAGCATACTTATCAGATAGTCTTTATCCGTCGCAGAAGATTTATCTGCGATTAAATACTTTTTTACAAGTGTTTCTCGGATACGTTCAATCGTAAACAACCAGCAAAAGTATACTGCCATGAAAGTGTTCATGGATATTGCCGCGGTTTCCAGGTTGTCTTTCGGTACGATATTCTGTAAAATAGTACAAGAATACCCATTACAACTCTGTGGAACAAACACCGTCAGAAAACTGCTAATTATTGTTCTATATGCTTCGAATGCGGTGAACGCTAAAATTGCGACCCGTTGAGAACTAGTCATTCTTCCGTCGGGGTTTTCAAACAAATTATTCACGACCTTGGTAAATGATGCACTAAGTGTTTTTGGAGTGGAATAGAATTTAGATGAGAACGAATTCGCATTTCGATGTTTTTTAATAGAAAACGAATCGTCTTCCTCGTTCCATTCCTCTACTGAATCTTGAGAGGATGGAATCTCCCCCCCTACTCCCCACGCATCGGAATTTTCCGTTCGGTTCTTTCGAATCGAAAACGTGCGTAGTTCGGATTTCAAGAAGGAACTTGTCCTCTCGACATCGATGTCGAGTTCTATTTGTTTACACGTTTGTGCATTTTTTCCACGCAACTGACTAAAGTCGGAACAACTCTGCACTTGCCTTCGAATGTAAACAGGTTTATCAATAAAGTCGTCTATATTCGAATACTCTACGTTATCACTAAAATGATGTATGTCATTTTCATCCATTTTGAATATATATCTTGAAGCGGTTTTAACGTCTGATCATATGGGCAAATACCCATATGAACATCGTATATGACCATCGTATATGACTAGTCATTAGAGTCATTAGAGTCATTAGTCATCAAATTTACATTTGATGAATAATATATAATACCGTAACTCTGCGATTAGATATCTCCTAACGAAATGGTATTTTTGTCGGATCCATTTTTACGGCGATTTGTCTTCTTAGGAACCCCCATGTTTGCCATATCACGCAATGAAGAAATGCTGACCACCGACTCGTCTTCTACTCTTACACCACTACCTGTATTCGTGCTTGGTTGTTCGTGAATATTAATCGTCTTCATCTTCAATCCAGACAAAATATCATCCACGTCGTTTTGCGGTCCTCTCATTTCGGGTCTACTCGGGGTAGACGAGTGTGCTTGGTTTCTCAAGTCGGAATATCCATTACCAACATCGATGCCAGATTCTTTGAACATGGCACTCACATTGGCAGCATTCGACCCGACTCCGGCACTAATACTCGCTCCGCGACCTAACGCGATATCGGGTCTGTTCATCGGATTTGCCGTCGCCGCATAATTACGCCCCGGTTCTTGATTAAACTGCATCGCCCCTGGTCTCACTGGCGGTGGTTGCGATTTGGTCTCAATAGGTTTAGGAGGCGGTCCAAACGACGTACTCACATCATCCTGCGATGGTTTCATCAGATTCGATGCAAACGCAAATCCGGGACTCTGTTGACTCAGTGCCTTCACCGTCGCATCATTGAACGTGCGCATCAACTCGGGACTTTGTCTGATGACATCACCGAATGCAGGAGCAGCAGAGGATAGTGCCTTGTTCGAAAACCCGACAACGGCAGCACTAAATCCAAGACGCATGATAAGCGACACTTCCGGCGCCATCTTACCCCCCTTGTATTTATCGTGCAACTCGGAAAATATCTCCTCATATTCCGGCAAATCCTCGGATACCTTCTCGCCCCATCCATCCAAACTGACACCGAACGGGTCAAAGGCAGCATTGGCATATTCGAGCGAATTCACTAAAGTAATGAACCACCAACCTTGCAACTTCACACTGTCCTTCTTCCTCTTGTCCTCGAGAGCACCCTCGTATTCATCCTCTACTTCCTCATAAGGAGAATCCAGGGTGAAACTGCTCGGGCGCTGTTTCAACTGCCCTGACTCATACCACTCATCCAATTTCTTAATCATCTCGCGCTTCTTTCTGCGCTTTTCACGATCAGACATGTTGTTTGTAGAGGATGGTTTCGAATACCCGTTCGACGGAGGTATGTCTCCCACTTTCGTGAATCCATCCCACGTTTTCGTGTTTCCTAAACTACTTGTTGTCGACTGTCCTAATTTCGAATCGTTGTGTTCGTATCCACTATTCGCGGGTTTTGCGGCAGGTTCCGATGAACCGAACCCAAAAAAACTCGACGCCATTCCGCTAATCGATTTCGTCGTTTCGCCAAAAAGTGAATCCGAAGAAGCGGCAGGAGCAGAAGAAGACAACTGATTTAATTGCGACTCCAATTTATCTAAATCCGAAAAATCGACATTCACCTGTTTTCCATTGCTTCGTTGGTCGTCATTCATAAACATCTCAATTCCGCCACCAAAATTCACCGATTTTGGTTCAAAATCGTCGCGCAAATTGAGAGTAATCGGAGTTGGGTCTAAATCGCCTAAACCAATATCAATTACTTCCATTGTTTTGTTTATGATACGATTACACTATTTATTTTTAAGTTGTCCGCGTAATTTATTATTTTGTTGGACTTCAGATACCAAACGCCTTGCAAAAAACAATCTGCTAAATCGTCGCGTTTCTTCGACTTCTCAAAATAGGTCTTCCATCCTCTCATCTCCGGGTTCGATTCAAAGAACCGGCAGCAAATATCAATTCCGTCCGATTTATTTGCTTTATAGGATGTTTTATCCTTTTTGGATGGTATAGGATTTACGGACTTCGGAGCATCGAATGAAATTGTCTCCGAATCTGTTTTATGTTCTTCTTTGTCCTCTCGTTTTTCTTTCGACAAATCAAACCCTTTGAGTTTATTATGAGAGGACACGAATTCAATATGAACCTTGTCGCCGAACCGCATGATAAAATACTGTGCAATCATGCCCTGAATCGTCTTCATCCTAGCAGCAATGGTTGATATCTGGTTTTCTATGACCACGTGTGTAACACCTTCGACCGCGAGGTCTCCATCCAGTTGTCGGCGAATGGCACGTCCAATTGTCACTAAATCTATTTCCCCTGCGGTTTTCGTTTTTTGGGGGTTTTCATTGAGAGGACGAAAACATCTCGATTCATAGTAAGTATTTATCCTCTCAACTAGTTCCGATTTTTTCAGTTTTTTGGTAGTTTGTTCGTGTGTGAATATATTCGGAAACAAATTCGTATGGTGTTTCTCTAATTCTGGCAATTTCAGTTTGTTGATATGAGAGGTAGAATGGACCTTTTTAGGGATAATCCAATCCGTATGGGTTTTGGCATGCATCTCGCAGTATACTTTGTCTGCATCCGTTGGTGCCATCCATTTCGCGTTTTTATTACAAGGATGGTCTGCGTCGGATTTTCGTTTACCCTTTATCATGTGGCAACATGGTTTTATTTCGACCGGTTCGGGTGCGTCAAATGCAAGGAGATTTGCACAATTCCATTCCGGGATAGACCAAGTAAGTTGCGAATTGGGAGAGGACGATAACGAAAAAACACAATATGCTAGGTTTTTGATACCCACATCAAAACTGATAAGTCGCATGCGTTGATGAATGGTATTCCATGACAAATACTATTTATCTTATTGCAAGGCAAACATTTGTATTCGAGAGTCATGTGTTGCCATAAGATAACTTCCCCGAGCATTTATCGGAGGGCAACAAAAAATACGACTAGACATTCAGGGTCCGTAAATTCTTCAACATTTAGCAAAATTCATCTTCGAATACCCAATGACAGCACAAGCAATTCGTTTGCCGGCATTTCCATTTGCCAGACTTGCAGAGTCTCTGCCCTGACCACAGTCGTCTTCATCTGCATGTATAATTAGTCCTCGCCCAATGATGTTTGCTTTGCTTCCTCTCAACTTTATATGGTCGTCTTCCATTCGATATCTAGCAAATCCATTATTGTCTGTTTCCAAATTTCCTAAATCGCCTACATGCCGCGCTTTCATTCCAGGACAACCATGGGTTTTACCGTAAGGGTTGAAATGCGCACACATACTTGTGCAATGGTCAGAGAGGTCGCCAGATTCATGAACATGGAATCCGTGTTTTCCGGATTTCTTTAATCCCTCCAAATCAATATCTATTATGACCGTGCCTTTCTTCAAGTCCTCTGTGAAAACGACGGTTCCTTTTATTTTCCGGTCATTGAATACCGCAATCGCTTGTATGGGATGCGATGTTGCCATGGTGTATAAATGGTAGTGCGATTATGATAATCACAATCAACACGTGTAGTACTTTATTTTCCCAATTTTAGGGTTTCAATTGCCGCATTCACTTGTTGTGCTATGTTTGCAGATTCGTCTAATGAATACGGAATCAAAAAGTTATGAAACCCGTCATAATTTGCGTTATACTCGACGCATTTTTTTGCTATAAATTGAACAAGGTCAGGAATATACGGGTCAATTGAAGAAGGGGGATCTGTTCTGATATTCGTATGAACCATCATAACTGTAGTAATAACATTCGCACTCCCTGGTACTAAATACCCGTGGAACTTAAATTCATAAAAATATTTATCATCCTCTCCAAATGAATAGCGTATAATAGTAGATGATGCCATGATATAATGAAGTTGGTTAATATAAAATTCCGGTTTATATTAACGACTAGTCGTATGGGCAACACGAAATACGACTCTTTCTTTTTCATTCTAACGACTAAAGACTCTTTTTCACGTCAGAGTCTAACGACTAACGACTCTTTTCCCATTCCAATAACTCTGCCTGAGTAATCACCGGCGTCACCGTTCTCGCTGCCAACTGTTCACGCGATAAATAACTCGTCTTCAAATCACTCGCAAACCGTCCATACTGATTCTCCGGTTGAATATACGAATCATATTGAGCAGGAGAAGAATACGTTTTAGGCAATCCAGCAAATATCGGCAAATAAGAAGAATTGTTACCTCGTTTTACATCTAAATCGACATATCCACAATCATTCTCCGCCTCCTTAAAATTGCGTTGAATAATAGAAGGAGCATTGTGCGTCAAGTATTTACGGTATTCCCAGTTCGAAGTTACTCCACTTGATTTGAGAAGATGGTTATTTTCTACCGCTTCAGGTTGCCAAGAAGCAATCAACGCTCGCCCGTCATTCATCAAAGGCGGAAATCCGGGGTAAACATTGTTTGCTGCATAACCTCTAGCAGATGTTGGTATTTCTTGTATACTCGGATGAACAACTGCTATTTTTTGCTTCGCAAATCCATCTAAATCCTGGTCGTTGAATGAAGTAAACATTTTTGGGTTCTTATATTTTACACCGATAAAGATTCATTTATGCATCGACTCCGCCTCGAATCAACGAAATTAGTTCATGTTTCTTCATCTTACTTATGTCAGTTGAAATGCCATGTTGAGAGGCAATCGTTTTTAATTGATTAATATTCATCTTGCGAAGTTGCTCGATGGATGGTAGTTGGGGCAACGTATTGTCTATTTCTGGTTTTGCTTCCACTAAATTAACTTCGATTTCATCCGAGTTTACCCCGCTAAGAATATTGGAGATGTCTACCTCTTGTACATGTTCCGATACCACCGTCTCGTCATTCAATTCGGAAACAGACGGTTCATTGTTCAGATCGATTTCTTGAACATCTAGGGTGCATTCTTTAGCATCATCTTCCTCTTTTTCTGACACGGTAGATTCATCATCGCTAATGCTTTCTTCGTCACTGTCACTTTCACTTTCCTCGTCGCTGTCGTCTACATCCGACACAACAATCTTATTATCTGATGCAGAGAATTCAAGTGTAATCACTTCTCGCGGTTCCTCCGCGCCGGCGTTTTCAAGGAAAGCAGCAAATTTATTCGAGTTGCCCGTAGGAGGAATATTCGCGGATCCATTTTGTACCGTGCCATGTGAATCGTTGCAAGATAATACGCCCACATTTACTTCTGGGGTAGTTTTCGATTTCACCTCTATACTTGGGGGTTCGGGTTCGCCTGTCACCGGTCCGGATACTCCTCCTAAACCGAACATTCCTCTCAATGTTTTAATTTCTTTTACCACCGCGGTCAACAGTCCGTACATAGAATCACTCTTCTTTTCTGCAACGGTGATTCTGTTTTTAAAATGATATACCAATAAAAGCACTAGCACAAAAACAAGCGCTAAACTAATAAAAAAGAAATTTTCAATAAACCCAGAGGCAATCATTTATTATCCTAAAATAAAATATAACTCGCAATACTACGAGTCGTCATTCGCCCCACAAACCACCATTGAAAATGTGTTATTATATTATAAACATTCGCATACTTAACTCATATAATGTCAGAAACCGAAACCATAAGTAAACCATTTCGAGCATCAGAAGAAACTGCCTATTCATCTGACAATCCATCAATTCTAGATAGTTTTGCGACTCTATTTAGCAACAAAAATGCGATTATTATCATTTTGCTTGTCATAGTCATCCTGTCACTAATTGGAATTAATTTGCTAAAACTATTAGGGACCATTGTATCTACTATAACGGAACCACTCGTTCCTGCGTTTAAAGACCTATTGTCGATGATTGGATTTGCTGCGGGAGGACTTATAAATGGTAGTGCTGACGTGGTTGCAGGAACAACCACTCTCGGAATCGATATTGCTAAAGGAACGACCCATTCAATTGGCGACCTCCTTATGAATTCTACCAATCCAGGGATCGACGCTTCTAAACAAATAGACATAAGTGATGCTATAGGAGCATGGACCTATCCAAGAGCAATACCAGAACCAGTGCCAGTTCAATCGACCGAACCTACCGTCACACCAATCAGCACACAAAAACCGAGAGCAGGTTGGTGTTATGTAGGCGAATTTTCGGGCACAAGAGGATGTGTGGAAGTGACAGAACACGATAAATGTATATCTGGGCAAATATTTGCGAGTCAGTCAGAGTGTTTGAAACCTTAGTCGATCTATTATTTCCCGGTAATAGAAGAACCCATATTGACTGAATTTTGCCCTACTTGTACTATTGAACACCCAGTCGCAATCGATGTATTTGACTTTGACATATTCGCAATTACTGCAATATAATCAATTACACCAGTATCACTTTGACTGACGTTTATATCAACGCTCAAAACAAACGTATATACGTATGACGCCGTAGTATAGAGTTGCACATTGTTAAATGCCAAGTTACCTATAAATTGTTTAACGCTAAACGGTAGCGACGATGAACTAGTGTTAACTATCGGTATTTTAACTACAACAGCAAAATTAGATAAGGTTGTAGGGGAAACAGTTTTCACTAATTCATTATTATAATAGACCAATAACGATGCACTGTTTATTTGTAAAGAAACATTTCCGTTAAACCCCGAAGGGGGAACGTATCCAGGCGGAATCGACCCCGCCATGGTTAATCCAACCGGAGTTACAATGTTATAAGCGTAGAGGGATTTACTAATACTGTTATTGATGATTAAGTAATAAAGAATGCTTGTTCCGTTATCGTATACAAGAATATCGGATTTCGCCACAAATTGCCATGGTTCCAGATTATTTGGAATGAAATCCGGGTAAGTTCGAGTATTGAAATCCGAATAATTATAGAGAGGAACCGTTTTATCGTTATATAAGTACATCACTGGTCCAGGAACATCAGAAGAAGTTGTCGGCGTTAAAATCATTTCATCTGCATCGCAAGTAACGGAATCACTTGACATTACTGCCTGGGATGGAGATGCGATTCCACCTTTAATCAATAGAGCAAATTGCTGTTTTTTTGTTAAATTGTTTGTTTGTGAAGAGGACTTGTTAGCACTGTATTTAAGAACCTCTGCTTTTCTTCTCATATCTAGTTGCATCTTCGTAAAATTACCTGCAGCATACGGATTTACTGGGGTAAACCGATTAAGAGGCACATTAAACATTTGCATTAATTTCCGCTGTTGACAAAAACTCGAGTCTGTCATATTGATGGTGCGAGGTTATATAGCATAGTTTCATACGTTTATTGCAAATAAATGTATGAAAAATCGGGTTAGCGTATGCAAAAGGAATGCCGAGGTTATTAATTCGGCACATTTCCAGAGTACCAACTTTGTCCTAAATAATCGAAGTAACTGCTAGACGCACCTCCGGCAGAATTTAAGTTGGGACCATAATAAACAACACTGTTTATCTCAAACACCGACATTGCATAGTCGTAATAACGCAAATTCGAAGCAGCACCAGCAAACCCGCCGTTTCCAGCATACACAATCGGATCATAGTTCTGTTTCGGGATATAGTCGCCAAATGAAACCCGACTCGAAATAACACCATTCACGTAGCAATCCATTGTCTTGTTTTGCATGCGAATGGCAACATGGAACCATTTGCCAATCGGGAGATTCGGAATAATTGCTTGTTGAGGCGTATATTGCCCGCTGGCATCGGGAGAAACCACATCCATTTGGTACAACAAACTCAATTGAGACGAGTTCTTCCCATCTGCTTTGTCGTCGGTATTTTTGTATAAATAAAGTCCCGGACCATTATTTACGGTCGCCACCCCATTCGGGGTATATTGGTCCGTCCCCTTGACAAAAACCGTGTGGTAATTTGTATCAACTGGAATTGCATCGACTTTTAACCAAATTGCCCAAGTAAATTCGATTCCACCTGTCTGGTTATTTGATCTATAAACAACCGCGGTTCCACTTGCCGGGTCTTGCGGATAAACAGTATAACCCGACCCCGGCAACATGCCATGAATAATGTAAGGACTCTTGCTAGGGGTAACGAAATAAGCGACTAAACCCATTCCGAGATTCAGCAAAATCATAAAAACGATTAGGACTAAGATGACAAAGACGAAACGGGCAATGATGCTGTTTGAATTTAAAAACTCTTGACTTGCATTCATCACGCCTTGCGACGAAAAGTCCTCTGTTGCTGTTTGGGCAGATTCTCTAAATGAATTGGCACTGTCGGAAATGCTTGTTGCAACTTGGGTTGTATCGGGTAAACTCTGTTGAATCGATTCTGCTGTATTTCCAATTGATGCCTTTGCGTTGTTTAAATAATCAGACATGATTCGTATATTTTAATAACCAGATATTAGAGAGAATATCAGAGCGACAAGCATAACACGATGTGTGTTTTCCGCAAATATAATACGAAGCATCGACTGTTATAGAGGAGTGTTCCAATTTACCACATATTCACAACACGAACAACGTCTTCTCCGTTTGAAATGCTCATGTTGAGTCCATACGGCATCAATGATGCTAAGAAACTGCTTAATCCATTACCACTTAAATAGTTCTCCCATATGGTTTTCGCGTCTAATACTTTCGGCAGGCGAGTAAACTTCGTGACGTAACCATTCAATGTAGTGTCTCCTATATAGAGACTACTTGTACGGAATGTCGGAACTAACGAATTTCCACTCGACACATTCACCGTTTTTGCTAACTTTCCATTTATGTATGCTTCAAACGTTTTCAAGTTGGATACATTTATTACTAAATATGTCCATTTTTGTATAGGAAAATTTGTAGTAATCGTCATAACTTGGTTAGGTGAAGATGAACCTGATCCTGCTTGCAATATAAGGGTTTGTCCACTTATGTCGACTTCAAACTCAGAGTACGCAGTTGCGCCGGAATTATTTCCTCTGTAAAATATTTTAGTCGAGGTTGCCGTTGGACTTGATAAGTATACCCATGTTTGATAACTATATGTCATTGAATTCGGGTTTATTAACTTTTCGTAGGGAATGGTTAATGGTTTTTTCAATTCTTGTAACCCAGAAGTCAACGTAGTATTTGTCATATAGTAGTAAAAGTAGTAGATAGTAATAATAAGTATAATTCCTAATCCAATTGCTAAATAGTTCATTATTATTCCGAATATATAGTTATTTCATATATTTCGTTCATAATATACGAAATATATGATGGTAAGATCGTAGATCAACCTTTGGTAAGATCCTTAGATCAACCTTTGGTAAGATCCTTAGATCAACCGTTGGTCAATAGTCACATGTTTATTCTTTGTCACTTGCGCGTTCAAATGATAACTTGTTATAGAATAATTTTGTCCACTTCCATTCATGTAACTACTCCAAACCCCTTGAGGATTAATCGAAGTATCCGGTCTTCTAAATCTTGCCACATGTCCAATAGTATATTGATTTCCATATGAAATCGGGTCGGTTAAATTCGCATTAATCAGTGTGGAACTTTTAACATTTTGCACAAATTTACCATCAATATATAAATCTACCGAAGTTCCATCTACATTAATCACCAGTTGACACCATTTTTGGAATGGGAAATTTGGAACAGAAATGAGAGGAGTTAATCCGTTTGTATCTAATACGCCGACCGAACTAACCCCCTTCGAACTCGAATTCGTTGCAGTCGTATTTATATACAGATTCAACGTACTGCCAGTCAATGTCACCACAAAATTATTACCTCGATTAAACAAAACATTGGCAGTTTGAATTGGCGCATTTGTATTGATAAAGAACCATCCTTCGTAAAAATACCGAACTGACCCGGGATTATCAATCGAAGTCACTGGTATAATTGTTTGGGTAGCACTACTCGGCGTAGACGTATTCGAAATATTCAACTTGGCAGAATTCTTTATTAAATAATTTGGATTATAGAATTGCGCTACAAGGTAAATTGCAAGTATAATTACGAAAACTAAAAATATAATCAAAACTGTATTCATATTTCAACTATCAAATATAGAATATGTCAGTATTTTGTTCCTTGTTTTGGAGTTCATCTCACTATATTACTGAATATGAGTCGGCGGAGTTCTATATCGGTTTAGATTATATTCGCCTGCAACTTGAAAAAGTGTCAACGGGGATTTATGGTATACCACATTGCAAATAGACCCATGCAACCCACCGCCAATATATGTATTGTCGCCTTCTCCGACTTCGATTATATCCCCCACATTGTATTCCGGTCTTGCCTCATGCGACAACGGTTCACTTTTCACTAAATCGCCATTTATAAAAATATCAACCACCGATTTATTGTAACTAATAACCACCTGGTTCCAAGATTGCGGTATCATATCCAACAAGATTCCCCCGGAAGGATCGTTTGTTGAGACCGCGTCATTTACATAAACAATCAACTTGTCTGTTTTGTTAGTATCATGTATGTCGTTAAAATAGGCAATCCTTGGATGTCCAATGGCAGAATTCGGATAACCATATCTAAATACATTCGTCTCCTTTGAATATGCCGCAAATGTTTTTGAATGTTGATTGATGTATATCCACATCGATATGGAATAATTCTGCCGAATCGTGTCCGTCGCTTTAGACGGATTATCCACTTCATTTACGTCCATAAACAATTGACTTGCTTTTCCGATGGATTGAACATTCGTCAAAAACAGCGGTTTGTCTAAAAGAACCACCGAATTCGTCGACATTTTTGAAATCCTAGGAATATAAATGTATGCTAATATAAGTAAAATTTCTAATATAAAGAGGACAATTACCATTTTGGGGGCGATTTTAAGTTCCGCGAAAACAGTTTCTAGCAAATCGATTACCAAACACGGGATCAGAAACAAGAACTTTAGGAAAAATCCTAACCATCCACGCGTGTTAATGACGGTTCGTACAAATATGCGATATATAATTGCTAAACCTAAAATCATAATCAGAAAAATCAGACCCCCTAATGCATACGATGCCGTTTGAACACTACCCGGGTTCATTGTTCGGCGAAATAGGTAAACCGAAATAATAAAAGTGAAAATCGTACCTGCGTAAAAATAAAATTTATTGGTCGTTATCGGACCGCCAACTAGTTTTGCTGCTAAAAACATTCCAATCGCCGCAGGTAAAACACCGAAAAGGCAATAAAGATAGAACTGGTCGGTCATTGCTTTGGGATCATTCGCCGCAATATAAAATACCGCGCACGATAGCGAAATTGCGGCAAATCCAAGAAGAACGTTCATCACGTCCTGTCTCGATTCGGATTTGGTTAATTCTATAAAATATTTCAATAACGCTCCTTTATTTTTATATTTATCATTTTCTTCATCGGACATAGTAGTATACGTTTTCTTATTATATATTTAATGACAGATTACAGAGATTTGACATAGATGAGTTTCGCGGTAAAATCAAATCGACATAGTTCACAAACAATAGTATAATGGCATACGAGACTCCTTTTGCACCCCCGAATGCGGGTTCTCATGTAATGAAAATCATAGATGCATTTGTGTTTTATAATGAACTAGATATGTTGAATTACCGTCTAGAAACGCTATCGCCGTATGTCGATTATTTTGTGTTGGTCGAAGCGACACATACGCACACGGGTATTCCCAAACCTCTCCACTTTGAAGATAACAAACCTAGGTTCGCGAAATTCTTGCATAAAATCGTGCATGTAGTCGTCGACGATTTCCCCCATAAAGAAAAAGTGACCGACGGTAGACAATGGGAAAACGAAGCATTTCAACGAGAGCAAGGTATTCCCCGTGGACTACAACACGTGCCAGGAATCGACGCAAACGATTATGTGGTGTGTTCTGATTTGGACGAAATTGTGAATCCGGATGTGATTCGCGATGTGCGCGCCGGCAAAATAACCGGCGACCGACATACACTCGAAATGGATTTCTACTACTACAACTTGACGACGTATTTAGGTAAATGGACCGCATGTTGTTTGCTGAAAGCATGGGTTGCTATGCAGAGCGCATGCCGGTGGAGTTGCGAGTTCGCGATTCCAAACGCAGGATGGCATCTGAGTTATTTCGGTGATTCGGAATTCATTCGCAACAAACTCGAGCACTTCGGGCACCAAGAATACAATCAAGAGGAGTTTACTAGCAAAGAAAATATCAATGCTGCGATAAAAGAAGGACGCGATTTGTTTAATCGTAATAATGTGACGATTACAAAAATCAAAATATGTGATAATCCAAATCTACCTCCTAGAATGGATTTGCTGACGAATTTCTGGTAATATGGATTACAGATTTTCCATCGCGGTCTTCTCCCCGTGGCAGTCACGGCAAAGCGCCACTAAATTGTTAATGTGGTTGCTTCCGCCATGTTCGAGTCGAATTTTATGATCCACCTCGAACCAAGCAGGTAATTGTTTGGCGCAATTGCCGCATTTCCATCCCTGTTGGGCAGCAACATATTTCTTCTTGGTTTCACTGACGGAGCGTTTTGTTGCTTTCACTTTGGGTTCTTCTCCGGTCGAATTCGATGCGCTTGGACCCCCAGATTTCGTGATACGCGCCTCGGCATACTCTTGTCTTCCGCCTCCCAAGTTCAAAATCGGATGTGCATGTCCAAACTCGCCTCCGAACGATGCCGCGCCTGCCATAGCACCTCCACTATATTTAGAGGTGAAATCCAATATCGGGTTCAAAATACTCGATGCATTTTTGTCGACCGGCATGTACTTCAAATACTCATTGGAAGTGAACACCAAATCGCGTGCCCGGTCGGGATTTTTCTTGAACAGAACGTAGATTGCCAAGGCAGCGAATGCGACCCCTGCCATTTGATAGTATTTCTTGTATTTGGTGAGCGAGCGGACCAATTTCCCTTCTGTATAAATATTTGCCATTATTGCGGCGGCAATGAGAAACAATATGATTTCGATTCGCATTTAGTTATATTATTGCGAGATTTAGTGCAGTCAATGCATTCTCGTATGTCATATGGATCGGACCCTTTTCATAATGTCTTTTTCATGTCGACATCTTCAATGTCTTTTCACGTCGACATATTCAATGTCTTTTTCATGTCGACATATTCAATGTCTTTTTCATGTCGACATCTTCAATGTCTTTCTCCAATGCCCCATCCTTACCACCGCATTCTTCGACAACACCGGATGCATCTCCATCGCATATTTCGTCTTCAGATACCCATCCACCTCATGCCTCAAAACCCGCTTCTCAAACAAATCATGTGCGTCTTTATACGCATCCTCTGCCGTTTTCCCATTCCGATGCATATGATAAATCATCGACCTATCAAAATCATACGCATCCAGTAAATCTGCCTCCCTCACAACATTGTACGCCGTATTGTATTTCCCCAAATTTGGCATTCCATTTGCCTTGACTTTCGAGTAAGACATTGTCTCAATAATACTCAGTGTCGTGGTTATTTGACTGACAGGCATAATCGGCAGCAAAAGATCGCGTATTTCCAATATTCCTTCTGCCTCATTCCGGTATTTCTTATCGCAAGTATCATGCAATATCGCTGCCGCATGAATAATCGGTCTATGTTCTTCGAACGCAATTGGATTTGCAATATAAAAAGGTTCCATCGCGGCAATCTGCTCTGCAAATTGAAACACGCGCATACTATGTCCTAAACTATGCGACTCATCAATCCCATATTTAGTGCATATTGAAATCACGTAGTGAAATAGTTTACTCAATGGAACCCGCATAATGACGTCTATTATAATAATACATTACTAACTTTCTATATGTATGAATAATTATATATAGAACATGTCCGGTATCAATCATACACGGTCCATAAGGGTTCCTATCAGATATTTGCCGTCGCAATTGACGCGGAAAGACCGCAAAAAACAATTACTCGGATTGTTGCGTTCGAGGAAATCATACAAAACCGGCAAATATATTCCGCGCCCAAAAGTCGCTTCCTTCAAAAGCAAAAAATCCGACCATATCGTTCGCGCGGAAAAAATGTACAATGTCGAGAGGATACTTCCAAACCGAGAACTAGCAAACAAAACGAAGTGTAGTATTGCTGCGTTAAAACAAATAGTGAAAAAAGGAGAAGGTGCCTATTATTCGTCAGGTTCTCGACCGAATCAGACCGCGAGGTCTTGGGGACTTGCCAGGTTAGCAAGTTCCATTACCGGCGGTAAAGCATCCGCGATCGATTATGCGATATTGGAGAGAGGATGCGACCACAAAACCTCTCGCGCTTACCGGTTGGCAATGTCCCCTAAAGAAGGACGCCGGCATACAAAACGCCAGACTCTCTAACGTATGGTCATATGGGCAAATACCCATATGACTAGACGCTAAATATAAACAATATACGCAATCAGAAACAACGCAAAAATGATCGTGGAATACAGATAGACGATGTTCTTTTTCATAGACGTTTCCCCGTACAATTCCAACTTTTCCGGAACATACGCATTATTGTAATTATCAATCGCATCACTCAATTCCATTTCCGGTTTCCCTAGAAAATTATTAATCTTGTTATGGATGAAAACGGTCCATCGAATAAACGATTCGCGTTTGTCTAAATAAGGCGTCACGGGATACTTATCGAGAAGACGACTAAATCGATTCCCCATATCCGCACTCGGGATAAATACAGGCATATTCTGTATCAAGTCGTAATATTTACGTTTCGTAACCTCATTTGGGCGATCCGGGTAATTCATCGCAATTGCATGTAGAAAGAACCAGAAATGTGGTCCCCATATATGCGAGTCATATACCGCGCGTTTTTCAATCAGTCTTTTATCCCGATGTTTGTTCATTTAGGTCAGGATAAATGCAAAATTAAATATCTATATAAACACACCCCACTAAATAACACAGCACTCTGACTCAAAATACTACCTAAATGAGTTCATATTGTAATAATTGTGGGAAAAATGGACACTCATTTCATCAGTGTAAATCTCCAATAATTAGTTATGGAATAATAGCATACCGCAAAAACCCAAGTAAAAATAATACGCGGGAATATTTGCTGATCCGTCGCAAAGATACACTTGGGTTTGTGGATTTTATAAGAGGTAAGTATTCGATATACAACAAAGAATACATACTAAATATGATAAAGCAAATGACAAATGACGAGAAACGCCGACTTATAAATGAACCATTTAGCAAACTGTGGAATGATTTATGGGGGATTCAAGGTGTCATCGGTGAACCGCATTCTTCGCTAAACGCAACGGATCCTTATAAAGCGGAAGAGCAAAGTTCAAGAAACAAGTTTGAAACGCTAAAGTCTGGAATATATACGAAAACCGAATGTTACACTTTAGAAGAATTGATTAAAATGACAGAAGATATGTGGACAGAGGCAGAATGGGGTTTCCCTAAAGGTCGTAGAAATTATCAAGAACGCGATTATGACTGTGCCGTTCGCGAGTTTTGCGAAGAAACGGGGTATAGTCTAGACAAATTAATATTGCTAAAGAACGTTCAACCGTTTGAAGAAATATTTACTGGGTCGAATTACAAATCTTACAAACACAAATACTACGTAACGTATATGAATTATTCCGAAACGTTGACCATGCGACATATACAGGCATGCGAAGTGAGCGAATCTGCGTGGATGACATTCGAGGAATGTTATAACGCGATTCGATCTTACAATGTTGAGAAGAGACGGTTATTGGTCGCGGTTGAAAAAATGTTATCTAGTACTTTTTTATCTACACCGATGAAGAATTAACGTCTGGTCTAAACCAACTTGACAGACCCCTGTTATGTAAATATGGTATTCTTGGTATTCTTAGCGAAAGGATTCTCGTAGGGAGAATGTCCCAGTATTGTATAAGAACGATAAATTTATACAATATGTCAGATAAACCAAAACCAATACCAAAACCAAAACGAAAATATATTCGATCAACGGTAAAGGCACATTCTGTTAAAAATGCAAAATCAAACCCAACGCCAAACCAAACACAAGATGATATCGAATCTTTTATCGCTGAAAAAATAATGAAAGGCGAAAAACCAACGGACGACGACTTTAAAAAATATTTTGCGGAGTTTGGGTTCGACGACGGGAAAATTCCGGAACCAATGGAACTTCCTCTCAATGACATGGGGCAAGAACCCGAAAATGAGAACCCATCCAAGAAACCGAAAAGATGCCCTAAAGGTACTCGCCGAAACAAATCAGGCGATTGTGTTCCGGTTGATTCCATTGGAAAAAAGCAGAAGATCGTCATTCATTCCAAAGAAGAGGAGAAGAAACCACGAGAGGACAAAGACGCAAAAAAACCTGCCGTAAAATCTACTATGAACCGTTTTTTAGACGAAAAAGATAAGTTAGACCGCAAACATCCTCTCGAACATCATGACTATCTTTATCCAGATTTAAACGATCCCGACTTTAATATAAAAATCGCATTGAAAAAAGAGTTCCAGGATGCACAATACGATGGACAAATACGCGACATTGAGAAGCAAGCAGATCTATTATGCAAAGCAAAGTTTGAATTGAGTCCACATCAGGTATTCGTCAAGAATTTCTTGTCCGCAGACACTCCGTATAAGGGTATGCTGCTTTATCACGGTCTCGGCACTGGAAAAACGTGCTCTGCGATTGGTGTGGCAGAAGAAATGCGACAATATATGAAACGCACTGGACTAAAACGGCAAATATTTGTGGTTGCCTCTCCCAATGTCCAAGGCAATTTCCGTCAACAATTGTTTGACGAGAGGAAATTGACGAAAGTGACCAACGCCGCAAATCCAAATGAATTTACTTGGAACATCGAGTCGTGTGTTGGGAACTCGCTTATCAATGAAATCAACCCGAATAGTATTCACAATCTGAGTCGCGAGAAGTTGATTAGCAATATCAATTCGCTCATTAATGAAAATTATGCATTTTTGGGATACATACAATTTGCAAATATTGCAAGAGCACATATGCTTGTCGGACCGGACGAACCCGACAAAAAAGCACAAGAGGAGAACAACATACGCAAATTCTTCGATGAACGCTTAATCATTTTTGACGAGGTGCATAATATCCGTTTAGCAGACGACAGCAATCGTAAGGAAATGCAGCAAGTTGCTGCGGTGTTGATGAACGTGGTCAAACATGCGAGAGGATTACGTCTTCTTCTCCTCTCTGCTACGCCGATGTTCAACTCTTATCGGGAAATCATTTGGATAACGAACCTCTTGAATTCGAATGATGGAAGGTCTCTGATACAAACAAGCAATGTTTTTGAGAATGACGGGACGTTTAAAGAATCGGACAAAGGGGATTCAAGCAAAGGGGATTCAAGCAAAGAGGATTCGAACGAATCCGGCGAAGAACTTCTCCGTCGCAAATTGACTGGGTATGTCTCCTATGTCCGCGGCGAAAACCCATACACGTTCCCCTACCGTCTCTATCCCACCGTCTTCTCGCCGGAAAACGCGCTAAAGTCTTTCGTCTACCCACGCATCCAAATGAACGGCATCGAAATCGATTCCCCGATTCAAAACATCAATGTCTATGTGAATCGTGTTGAGAGGACAACCTATCAAATGCAAGTCTACCTCTCCATCATCGACTATATGCGCCGCAAATCGCACGGGTTCTATACAAACGCCGGAATTTACCGCGAAATGCCCAATTTCGATAATATGGAATCATTCGGTTATACACTTTTGCAGCGTCCTCTCGAATCGCTCAATATTGTTTATCCAGATGAAGACATTTCGCAAATGTTGCGGACGAGTGACCGTGCAAACCAATACAGCGACGACCTTTTCCAAAACGCGGTGGGAGGTACAGGTCTAGCGAAAGTGGTTTCGTTTGCCACAATGGAGAACGACGAACCTCTCAAACACGACTACGAATATCAACCTGTCACATTGAAGAAACACGGACGTATCTTCTCCCCGGAAAATATTCCTAAATACTCTGTGAAAATTGCGGAAATCTGTAAGGAGATTAAGAGGAGCGAAGGAATTGTGCTGATATACTCGCAATATATCGACGGTGGCGTGGTGCCCATTGCTCTTGCTTTAGAGGAAATGGGGTTCTCTCGATATAGTCACGGATTCGCAGGAAGACATCGTCATTTATTCAAGAAGACACCGACCTCTCCGATTGACGCCCTCTCGATGCTTCCCCGGAGTGAAATGCCGAACCCCGATTTGTTCCAACCTGCACAGTATATCATGATTACTGGCGACAAGGGACTCTCGCCGTCCAATACAGAGGATGTGAAGTATGCCACGAATTCGAATAATATGGACGGGTCGAAAGTGAAAGTCGTCATTATTTCGAAAGCGGGGTCAGAAGGACTCGATTTCAAGGCAATCCGGCAAATCCATATTATGGAACCGTGGTTCAATATGAATCGCATTGAACAGATTATTGGTCGCGGGGTTCGTAATTTGAGTCACTGTTCCCTCCCTTTCCGGAAACGCAATGTCCAAATTTATCTGCATTCCACCTTCATCGAAGGCGCAGAGGAGGAAGCAGCAGACTTGTATTTGTATCGATTGGCAGAGAAGAAGGCAATGCAAATTGGAAAAGTCACGCGTCTTCTCAAGGAGACCGCGGCGGATTGTATCTTGCATATAGGACAAACGAATTTCACTGCAGAAAAACTGTCGAAACTGGCAGCGAATCAAAACATTCGTCTGGAATTATCTTCTAAAAACGGGGTTTCGGGAGAACTACGAGAGGTTGATTTCCAGATCGGCGATTTGGATGGGTCAGAAATATGCGACTATATGTCTTGCGATTACCAATGCCGACCGAAAGCGCCTGCACCGAAAGAAGGAGACGAAGAAGAGAATACACAGAGTTATACCGAGCAAAACCTACAAAGCAATATTTATTATATTATTGGACGTATTAAAGAACTATATCGCGAGAGGCATATTTATACATTGGATCAAATATGTGCTGCTATCAATGTAGTCCGTGTCTATCCAATCGCGCAAATATACTATGCATTGAGTCGATTCGTGGACAATCGCAATATGGTGTTGTTTGATAAATATGGCAGGTTTGGGTATTTGCTAAATCGCGGCAAATATTACGAGTTTCAACCGGTCGAAATCACAGATGCTAGGTCGTCTGTCAGAGATAGATCGGTTCCGGTAGAATACAAACGCGGCAACATCATACTGGAACTACCGAATCGTGTAGGCGAAAAGACCGTCAATCCGAATACGAAGAAACATATCGTAAAAAATACCGAAAAACCATCTCACCATTTTGAACCAGTGTCCTATGGAGAAACGATAAAGTATGTGCGCGAACTTATAGAAACAATCAAACAAAATCACGCAATTAAATCGACGGAGACGAACTGGTATAAAAATACGAGTAAAGCGCTAGAACATCTCCACATTGTGTATGGATTTCAAGAGTCGCAAATAATAAAGTATGTGATTTATCATTATTTGGATTCTGCGGATTACCGGACGAAGAGAACGCTGTTTGAGAGGACAATAGACGACCAGGGGTTTAGTGTGGACCCGGAAATCGAATCCCACATCGCGTCTTATTTCCGAGATTCCGTCATGCGTTCTGGATCAAGAGAGGGCGTTTATATTGCGAACAGAGAGGATGCTCAATTAATTGTGCGGGACAAAGACGACGATATGGAATGGAAAGAAGGCGACAAATTTGACGCGGAAACATTTAAGGACGATATAGCAAAATATTTGGTGGATAATAAGATGCTCAACGATATAGTTGGATATATGATTCAGTTCAAAGACCAAGACATGGCATTCTACTACAAAGACATTCATCTGAAGCGTAATAAAAAAGGGCGCCGGTGTGAACGTTCTGGCGGAAAAGCGCCAATCATTGATATGTTGAATCGCGTCGTAGGGTCAAAAATGTATACAGAAGAAAATACGAGTTCGCTTATGTATTCCGGGTCTTTATGCGTTGTTCTGGAAATGGTTCTTCGGAAATTCCACGACGACAGAAAAAAACGGAATGTATATTACTTAACGCCAGAGCAGGCAATTCATAGCAAAATCACGGATTATTCTACTGCTATCTAATTTCTTACCGGTTTTGTTGCCATCTTTGTTTATAGGCAGGTTCGCCATTCAATGCGATAAACTCCATTTCGCGCATAACAAATGCCATGCTACATCCCGAATGGAGACAACCGACGTCCGTAGATGCAATCTCGGATTGTACTTTATTATAAACTGGATTTTCGGTAAACATGAACCCGGTTATCGAACACACACCTCTCATCAACAATTCGAGTCTAAAAGGTTGCCATAATTCTTTCCGCGAAAGGACGTCGTATGCGTCTTTCACGAATTCTCTACTTGAGCATGATAAATATTCAAAGTCGCAAGGCAAGAACGTGATGCGTTCTTGTAATGGACGAGGCGGGGGTATAATATCAGTAGACATGCTAGTATTTTGATATATTCAACCCCCTGCCAAGTCGTTCGATTGTTCAATTTTTGAACTCATAAAATTGAATTGAGAATTTACGTAATGTATAAACAATATAAAATCTGCAGAATATTATATTATTAATTCGACTCTCTGAACAAAATGGCAACAACCCAGCGAAACTATAGACCTCGTAATGATCAAACCCAGAAAAAGAATGAATATAGTGTTTACGCTAGGAATATGATATCGACGAAAGTCCATCTCAAAATGAGCGAAATCGGCGATACAACGAAACAGAATCTGGAAAGCAAAATCAGACGGAGAATCGAGGGGAAATGTATTCCGGAAGGGTTTGTAGAACCAAGAACTCTTAAAATCATAACATATTCGTCCGGGGTTGTCAAAATGAATATGATTGAATTCCAGGTAGTATTTGAATGTTCGATTTGCAACCCGGTTGAAGGGCAGATGGTGGAATGTACCACGAAAACGATTACAAAAGCAGGCATTCATGCGGAGGTCGTTACGGGGGATATTATACCTATGAAAATATTTGTGGCGAGAGACCATAATTATGCGAATCGCCAGTTCGGAGACATCAAGGAGGAGGACAAAATTAAGGTTCGTATTATTGGAAAACGGTTTGAGTTGAATGACCCGTATATCGTTGCTATCGCGTCGCTGGTTGAGAATGGGAAAGGACTAAGGAACGACCAAAGGCACGACCAAAGGAACGACCAAAGGCAAGACCAAAGAACCGAACATAAGAAACCAAAAATTACGGTTTTAGAAGATGACGACGAATTCATCGACCCAGAGGAGGAGGAACCCGAACAATACAATCAAAATCCAGAAGAACCTGCGCAAATTAGCATTCCCACTCTACAAAACCCTTCTGCACCGAAAGACACAGAGACTTGAGAATAAAACAATATAAATATTTAATAACCTAACCTATATTATAATACGATTGAACCTCTATTTTTAATGAATACATTTGATTTTTTTACATTGGAAACGCTGCGAACCAAGATCGAAAAGATGCCAAAAGACCGGCACATTCAATGCCTGAATATACTAGTTAAGTACCCAACCGTCACCATAAATGAACCAAAGTATGGCAATGTGAATATCAACCTCTCATGTGTACCAAAAGAGACAATCGACGATCTACTTAAATTCGTTTCTTATGTAGAAGATCAAGAAAATGCCCTTATGTTGGCAGAAGAGCAGAAGAAAAAGTACCAAGAAGTATTTTTTACGTGCGAAGGCGAGTCCTCACACATCGGCGTGAATGCATAGGATTTATATATTTGCAAAAATACTTAAAGAAAAACAATCAATAATATACTAAAGAAACGAATTTTTAGTATATTTATGAATATTATAACGAATGAGTAACGTATACCTGAATCAAGTTATATTTGGTAATTCTAAAGTACAAGTCGACGATGAATATGTTCGAGAATTATTGCCGCTTATGTTGACGGATGAGCGTATGAAACGTTTCCAGTCAAATATTGTGAATAACGACATTGATTCTCATCCATCTTGCAAATCGAATGACCAACATGCAGTCACAGAACCCGTTAAGGTTCTAGTGTCAGAAAAAAAAGAAATCGTATTGGAAGAAAGAAAACCTCGGTTTCAACAGCATAAGAATTCGCTGTTTTGGGCAATATACGAACTGGAACATCCAGAAGAGGCGTTTTTGGGTACGAAGGCAAATGCGGAAGTCGATCATCGTTTGAAAGTGGTTGCCTCATTAAAATCCACGCCGAAACGCCTGAAAGAGACAAATTCCAAACTGACTATTGAACAGACACATGCACTCTTGGGGTCTATGTTGGTGGCGAAGGAAGATAAACTCGACTTCTGTATTGCTTATGCGGCATATTACAATAAACCGATTATGGTTGTGTATGAAAAAACATATTGTGTCTTTTCTCCGATGGTCGAAGTTGATGTACACCTTTTCTCATTCAAATCGCCACATAAGCGAATCGAAGATTCGCGGAAGGGGGCGGAAATGAATGAGACAAGTGCCGCTGATTTCGCATCGAAGATGCGAAATGGTGTGAAAGACGAGGAAGTTATTTTGCTGTATGCGTCAAAACCCACTTCGATGAAGCATGTTATTTATTCCGCGGAAAAAACGCCGACGCTTGTACAAGATATCATTTCAGAAATAATGAAAACGAAAGTGATGGGTCCTCTCCGGTCGATGTCGAGTTACAAGACACAGGAACTGGATGAAATCGCTGCAATGTTAAATGTTCCAACCAAACAGGTGGAGACTGACGAGAAGGGTCGCCACAAGGAAAAACGTCGTAAGAAGGAGGATGTGTACAATGATGTGAAAGTGGCGATTCATAAAGACATGAATTTCATTTCTGATAATGAGTGGAATTGAAAAATTGAAAAATTGAAACCGATAACAACCTAAAATATAAATAATATGAAAGAATACTATATATTTCACATTATTACCAAATATTTATTATGAAACGACTATTGGCAGAATATAGGGCAAATTCAACAAACCCAACACGTGCCGATATAATGAAGGACCCCCCCCCGTTACAACCCAGTCCTTCTCTGTCTGATTCAGTGCATCATCATGATAATACGACGAAAGACGCAAAAGAAGAAATGGACCGTGTCTTTGCCCATTATTTAGCAAGTAACCCCGCGATTGCAGTAACAAGGAAAAAACCGGAATTAGAGATCAGGTTTCAAGGACCCGGTGGCGCGCCTCTCACCAAAATCGACTACGATATGGTCATTCAACACCTTTACGCGTCCGGTTTTACCACTGCAAATCCAAACGGGATCCATATATTACGCGCGATTCCAGATTATGTCGATGATAGAACCGGAATTACGAAACAGTCGAATATTCGTGCAGAAATAACCGGAGTTGATCTAATCCAGGAATATTGCAAAACCAATAGTATCCAACATCTTCTCAATTTGCCGTCCACCCTCTCCGCGAGTGTCAATAAAATCATGTTCTCACAAAAAACACAAATACCTATTCATTCGGATGATGCGAGAGGACCGAAATTCAGACCGGTGGATAATAACGATTTCCGTTTCCGCGTCGGATACCAGTATGAGAACGAGTGGGGACCTCACAGCGAATTGGTGCGTAGTATGATTGAAACGAAACGGTGGGCAGATTCGAAGAAGGTTTTCCGTCATTTAAACCGTGTCCGATTCTCGCATCCAGAATTACCGGTTTTCGCGGATATTACGATTCTTCGAACCTCTGCAAAAACATCCGGAAAAAAACAGATCATGATTCCGCAATATACAATCCAAGAAGCGAAAGTATTCCAAGAACCCGAATCCTACGAGGTGGAGTTGGAAATCGACAATTCGCAGGTAGGTAAAGGAATGAAATATGATACTGCCGCAAAATTACTCGTAGATGTCCGCAAGGCAATTCGTATTGTATTGAGTGCGATTCAAGGTTCGAATTATCCGATAGGCAATCAAGAGACAAAACGGGTAATCCATTCTTACCAGAGTCTCGTCCAAGGACACACATTTGACGAAAAAACGAATCCATCTGAAGAGAGGTTCGAGAAATATCAACCGCCTCCGAGTTTCATTGGTCCGTCCTCTCGCACATTGCAAATCGAGAATATTGTCGAACACAAAGGCGAAATTGGAACGAAACCACAAATCCCGAACCTGCGTTACGGGTATACCGTCACAGACAAGGCAGACGGTGAACGTAAGATGCTTCTCATCGACGAATCCGGCAAACTCTATTTCATCGATATGAACATGCGTGTCCAATTCACTGGAACCATGACTGCCGAGAAAAAACTCTACTTCTCTCTCTTTGACGGGGAACATATCAAATACGACAAGACCGGTAAATTCATCAATTTATTTGCGATATTTGATGTCTATTACGTAAACAAGAAATCGACCCGTGATTTCCCATTCATCAACGACCCGAATGAATTTGCTGGGTTGAAAGGGAGTGGTATTGAAGAACGTATGCGAGAGGAGGAAGAGCGCAAACCAAAAACGTACCGCTGGAAAATCATGTCACAGGCAATTGAAATGTTGAAACCGTTCTCTATTTTAGACAAGGGCAAACCTACCAAAACAGATACAGGAAAACCAGAGCAGTCGACCTCTTCAAAGTTCAACACATGTGCTATCCGAGTTCAATGCAAGGAATTCTACGTCGGGTCTTCCGGTAAATGGAGTGACATTTTCCATAAATGCGGCAATATCCTATCCAAGATGAAAGACGGGTTGTTCGAGTACAATACGGATGGGTTGATATTTACGCCGACGGAATACGGGGTAGGTGGTGGTCCATCTACCGTGTCTGGACCTCTCTACAAACATACATGGGACCGTTCGTTCAAATGGAAACCTGCCGAATTCAATACCATCGATTTCCTGGTTCGCCTAAAGAAAGACGACAAAGGTCGCGATTTTATCGGAACAGAGTTCGAGAATGGAACTCACCTAGACTCGAACATGTCGGTAACCCAATACAAGACGTTAGTATTGCACTGCGGATTCGACGAGAAGAAACACGGATATATAAATCCGTTTCAGCAGTTGGTCGAAGGAGAGTTTTCTAACAAGAATGAGAGCACAATCGACGAAGACGAAGAGGTAAGACCGGAATCAACGTATGGTGCCCGACCATTTATACCGACGAATCCGGCAGACCCCAAAGCATGTCTCTGCAATGTCAATCTGTTCGAAGACCGCTCCAACAATTTCTATATGCGCACAGAGGAAGGCGATTATTTCGAAGAGAACATGATTGTCGAATTCCGGTATGACGGGTCGAGAAAAGGCGCTTGGCGCTGGATTCCTCTCCGCGTTCGATATGATAAGACCGCGCAAATGAGTTCTCTTGCGGGAGGTAACCCGTTTAGAAGAAAGAAACAGAGTTTCGGCAACGACTTTGCCACGGCAAACAACAATTGGTATTCGATCCATAATCCGATTACAGAGAAGATGTTGAGCACGGGTGAAGATATACCGAAACCGGAGTCTGTGGGAGAGGATGTCTACTACAATCGCCGGTCCACCGAATCGACTACCCGCGGTCTCCGCGATTTCCACAACCTCTATGTGAAGATGCGTCTTGTATCGGGAACCTCCAATCGCAAAGATACGCTGATTGATTTTGCAGTGGGTAAGGCAGGCGATTTGTCGAAATGGCGCACGGCAAAACTCGGATTCGTTTTTGGGATCGATGTCAGCAAAGACAATATCATGAACCGGTCCGATGGTGCGTGTGCGCGTTATTTGACTGAATCGTCTAAATACAGCGGAATGTTCGATGCTCTATTCTTACACGGCAACTCTGCACGTAATATCCGGTCTGGCGAAGCGTTCGATGGGCACAAAGAGAAGATGATTGCGAAGGCAGTGTTCGGCGAGGGACCAAAAGTGCGCGCGGATTTAGGCGCGAATGTATACAAGGCGTATGGAATCGCGCAAGAAGGGTTCAATATCAGTTCATGCCAATTTGCGCTCCATTATTTCTTCGAGAATGTGAGGTCGATGCATAATTTCGTGAGGAATGTGGCAGAATGTACTCGTGTTGGCGGTGTCTTCGTAGGAACCTGTTGGGACGGCAAAACCGTATTCAATTTGCTGCGAAACAAATCTTGCGGCGATTCGTTCAGTATTTCCAGGTATGGGAACCGCGTTTTCCAGATAACGAAGATGTATGATTACACCGCGTTCCCGGATGACGAATTGTCGCTCGGGTACTCGGTAAGCGTCTACCAAGAAAGTATTGGGCAGCATATTGTCGAGTATTTGGTGAACTTCGACTTCTTCCGACGTGTCATGGAGAATTACGGGTTTGTATTGATGAATCGAGAGGAGGCAACGCAATTTGGATTCCCGAACGGCGGAACAGGTATGTTTGAAGGATTGTATTACGATATGATGGCAGAAACAACACGCGAATCGACGAATCGATATGGAACTGCTCCGGATATGACGGAGGACGAGAAGTTCATATCCTTCTTGAATCGGTACTTTATATTTAGGAAGGTAAGACATGTTGCTGCGGAAAAAATCACGAAACTGATAGAGGATAAGATGCCCTCGGTTGAACCGTCGAAATGTAGAACTGGTGCTGCGTTGGTTGTTCCGATGGTTTATGGCGATGAGACCCCGGATTCCTCTGGTCGTTCCTCTGTCGAAGCGCGCGTCTTAGGTCGTTCCTCTGTCGGAACAAGTTCCTTGGTCGGAACAAGTTCCTTGGAAGAAGGTGAAGTATCCGACGACGAGGGTATCAGTAAAATCGCAAAAGATTTCAGCAAAAGACAAACCATCGCATCAAAAGAGCAAGAACAAGAAGAGAAGAAACAGGAATACATTCCCCCCAAACGACAAGAAGAAGCGAAAAAAGAACCCGCGCATTTCATTCGTCCACTAGGCGAGAACCAAATCACGATTCGAGTCTATGAACCCCCAGTAGATTCAAAAGAATCCGACAAGGTTGCAGACGAAGTATCTAAAAGTGCAACAAAAGAACCAGTAGAAGTAACCGACGACTTTCCCATAGAAGAAGGACCTGCAATTCAATTAGTTCCAAAAACAATCCGAATCGGAAAAACTGTCCGCGTACCGAAACCAACAACTACAAAAAAAACAGCATAAACGCGAATTATTTACAAAATCTATAGTATGTCATTAAAAGTACACGCAATTTTAAATATAGAATGCAATATCCAATTGCTACCAATATGGTTAGATTATCATAAACACATTTTTGATTCAGGAGTCGTTGTTTTCAACGACGCAGATATCTTAGAGTCACAGCATATTGTTGGCAGATTTTTCCCGGAATGGACCTTCCATAAAGCAAGTGCGTACCCCATATCGTCCTCTCGATATTATGAAAATGAAACAACGGGCGAATGTATTTGCACCCTATTTTTATCAACCAATGAGTTTCTATTGAGTTCGAGTAAATACAACATTGCGGAATGTATTCAAAAAGGAGGACTCCCCACAAAAGTGAATGCCATGATAGAATCGAGAGAGGTTCCAAACAACATAGTCGATTTTGTCTCGAACCTCTCGTTTTCTTCTGACCGCAGTGACGGCATAGAAGTGAGTTTGTTAATCCCTTTTGACGATTTGTATATTTATGAAAACATTCCTCTATTTGTCTACCGCAGACTAAAAGAAATCGAATCATCGGATTACATTTATTATTTGGATGCGTATGTATATTCGAACTACGATTGGGGAGAGGATCGTGTTATTTTGCGAGAGGATACGAATCTCCTAGAAAACACGGACTTCAATGATGATGGACACGAAATATTCTCGTTAGGTAGATACTACAATGAATTCTTGAAATCCATGGTCGAATCCAAAATCGCCGAGGTCACCTCTCGCAAAATCGATTTAGAGAGATACCATTCGCATATAAACGACGAAGACCATACCCGCATCATCAATGCGATGCCCTGGAAAAAGACAGAATCGCCTGAAATACAAGAGTTTGCAGAGTATATGGAGTTCCGTGTTTCCGGGATACTTGGACGGCAAGTCAAGATATTCAACGATGATATATGGGTACGCATTTGTCGCCCATCGTCCGTAACGAATACCGACTACAACCCGTGCCATCGCGACATTTACCTCGATTTTTATCGGAACATTGTCAATATCTATGTGCCGATTGTCGGGTCGAACGAAAAGTCGTCACTTGCGATGCAATCGGGGAGTCATCTTTGGAATGAACGCGATTTGGTCGTTACCCAAGGCGGTGCTTATTTTCCAAGTAGCGGCAAAAAATATTCAGTGGATGCGATTTTGAGAAGCAAACAACCTCTCCACATGATTCAACCGAATCCACGAGAGGATGAATTTATCTTGTTTTCACCGTATTTGATACACGGGTGCTCTTCCAACGACAACGACGATACAACTCGAATGTCAGTGGAAATTCGATTTATAGCAGACGATGAAAATGCGAAAATACAAGAGGATGAATTCAATACGTTTTTAAAAGAACGTGTCTGGAGGTAACCCAAATTCGTTTTCCAACACCCGTTTTGCATTTTGTCCTTGGAAATGAATACTTGCTGCTCGAATTTCTTGATCGGCAGCATCTTTCAAGGTAAAATAGCAGTTGCCATCTCGTTTTACGATTTGTTTGTGCCAATCTTCCATCGCATATGTATAGTCGCCATTATATCCATATGACTCCGAGTAATGCAAATCGAACACAATATGGGACCCATCATATTCCAACGGTTCGTTTAAATCGATTATAGGGGAAATCATCCTCTCACTCTGAATCAAATAATAAAGCGTCATATCACAAATCCCGCCTGGCATTCCGGTTTCTTGATGCCATTGTATCTTCCTCTCAATTAAACCGAACTTTGTTTTGCTCTGATATATATCAAAACACAATTCCACGAATATATTGCAAAAATCTCGGTTGAGAAGCGCATTATGTATGGATGCGCTCATATGGAATTCATTCGTGGTTCTATGAATCGAATACGCAACCGTTTTGATATCGGAATTGAATATTTTGTTTATGTTTTCCAAGACAATACAATCGCTGTCGGTATGAAATGCCCAATCCAATCCGGTTTTTTCGAAGAACGACTTTAGATAGAAAACCCGCAAAAAACAATTCATTTCATAGGTGGCGTCATTACTACTATAGTTGACGAAACATCGTTTGAATTGGTCGATTTCGGTTGTTGAGAGGTCATTGATATGAAAAAACCGGACGTTCGGAGTATTCGAGAAAGTAGATTGATTGCTGTCATCGCCAATCAGATACACTTGGTTGGATTTCGATGAAATATTGACACAAGAAACGAGATAATCTGGCGCGCCACCAGTATGAAATATAACAATCGGAATCGACATGTTGTTATTTTTTGCATATAATTCTTTATGTTATGCAATCAAATAATGTTATTTATTATTTTTGAAAAATAAAAGTCCAGAACGACTTAGAGGATAAAATTCTTCAATGGTATATAATGGACAAAAAAACGAATATAATCATTGGCGACTACTCTTACGACATTACTGACTATAAACACCCGGGTGGAAACATCATAACGTATATGGCAGGGCAAGATGCCACGAATGTATTCGAAGAGTTTCATTATCGGTCCAAGAAAGCGCGAGCAATTCTGCAGTCGTTGCCACGAACGAAAGTCGAACTTACTGGGGTCGAAGAGACGACGACCGAACAGAAAATGTTGATTGATTTTGCTAGATTTAGAAAATCGCTAGAGGACCGCGGGTTTTTCGCACCCTCTTATTCGCACATCACTTACCGTATCCTCGAATTATTTGCGATTTATTCGTTTGCCATCTGGTCCATGCAATATAGTATTGCTGCGTCCATCGTGCTTTTAGGACTTTTCAGTGGTAGATGCGGATGGGTCCAACATGAAGGGGGACATAATTCGTTTACTGGCAATATAAAGACCGACAAGATTGTGCAGGATGTGTTTATTGGATTCGGTCTTCTCGCCGACGGTTCAATGTGGAATAGCATGCATAATAAACACCATGCTGCCACACAGAAAATCGGGTATGATATGGATTTGGATACCGCACCGTTTGTATTGTTCTATCCGATTAATGATTTTGATGTAAAAAAACAGATTATGAATAGGTTTGACATTACGAAGGGAGAGTCCGTAAGCGATTTGCCGGAGATGTCAAGTAACGAACTAGTAGGTACAACGGATAAACAAAGTGGTACTTCACTCTTAGATAAAGCAGTAAAATTGTGGTTGAAATACCAAGTCTATACATTTTTGCCGGTTACTTCCGGGTTATTTGTTATGCTGTTCTGGTTATTGTATTTGCATCCTCGCAAAATAATACGCGACCGGAATGTGACACAGGCATTGATTGTATCGATTGGACATGTATCTCGTATTTTTCTATTTATGAAAATCGGAGAGGCGTCGTTTTATCGTGCGTTGTTGTATCATTTTATCACATTATGGACAGCAGGCGTTTACCTTTTTGGTCAGTTTTCGTTGTCGCATACATTCATGCCTACCATCGAGTCGAATGAGAACCCGAATTGGGTACAATATGCGGTAGAACATACGGTGGATATTGAACCGCAAAATTGGGCAGTTAGTTGGATAATGGGTCATCTGAATAATCAGGTGATACATCATTTGTTTCCTTCGATGCCTCAATACAGAGGACCGGAAGTTAGCAAAGAATTGGTTGAATTCTGTAAAAAATGGGACTTGAAATATACTATTATTACTTACCGGGAAGCATGGGAAAATATGTTTGCGAATTTAAGGAAAGTGGGAGAGGATGTTCAATAACTAAAAGGAGGGTTTTACACCTTTTCTCATTTAATGTCTAGTCGTATTTTGTGTTGCCCTTCAATAACTGCCCTTCAGGCAGTTATCTTATAGCAACGGAAAACACTACTAGTCATATACGTTAGTCGTATGGGTTTTTGCCCATACGACTAGACGTTAAAACGCCCATTTTATATGAGAAAAGGTGTAACTAATAATTATACATCTGGTTTTCACGAGAAGATATAAATGATTTTATAAAACTTTTATCAAATGCAGTCATACAATCTTTTTTTTGTTTTCTGTCTATAAATTGTTCGCACAGTTGTTTTTTTATAGATTGCACATTCTTGTTTTTATTCAAATGTTTAATCGCTAATTTTCTTAACTCACTTTTAGTCATAGCCATGTAATATAATATTATTATATTTGTTTTACCTAAATAATTTAATGGTGCTACAAAAAAGAAGATGAAAAAGTAAGACCATCGTAGGTGAAAATCCTACTATTGATTTTACATTTTTTATTTTTTTAGCGTCTTCCCTACGGGAGGGCATTTTAATGTCTAGTCGTATTTTTTGTTGCCCTTCAATAACTGCCTGAGGGGCAGTTATCTTATGGCAACGGAAAACACTACTAGTCATATACGTTAGTCGTATGGGTTTTTGCCCATTGCCTCCGGCAGACTAGACGTTAAACGAGAAAAGGTGTAAAGGGCATAACGAAGTGATTGGTACTACGTAGTGCCCTTAGTTCAATGATAAAAGGAGGGTTTAAGCGAAGCAAAGAAGGGCGCAACGCAGTGACCTTGGTTCCCTTAGTTCCGCCAGTGCTTGTCGCAGTTCAGACAAGTGATGAAGATCGTAGCAGGTTCATCCGCACTCCGAGTCTGCATCTCATAATACGTGCAGTTCTTCGATTTGCATCTAGAGCAGGTAAACATGGCAGTCGATGCGCCAATTTTCTTGTCGCATTTCGACGCATCGCGTTTTGTCTTCTTCTCAATAAGCGGGTTCCATTTATCCGGTTGAATTTCTTGATGTGTCATGAACGCGACTCCTTGTGGTAGAATGTCACCGGAAATCAATCCAGTGACGATCGTGGGAGACGATAGGTTGTTGAATACCATGCGAAGACGGTCGATATAAATTTGCACGAAAGTCGGGTTTTCCCATTTCTTCACCAGTTTCTTGAAGTTGCACTCGCGAATGGTATAGTTGAAAATGCCTTTCTCGAAGTTGATAGCGACAGTAACAGGCGTAATTTTGTGATTATCCGCAATCTGTTGCAGAATCTCTTTATTCGTTAATAAAATAGATATCTTATTGCGAATGTTTTTACGAAATTGTTCCGGGTTTTGAATGTTGAATGACATTTTCAATATTAAATGAAAGATATTATATTGCAATATTACATCTTTAAATTGTTGTGTTCAATTTTCGCAATTTCGCTTGCGGTCGACCAAGGGGGCAACGCCCCCTTTGGAAACCCCCACCGCCCCTTCGGGGCGGTTATAAAAGGAGGGTTTCGAAGGGCACAAGGCACTGCGTATCGAACCTTGGTTCCCTTGTTAGTGCCCTTAGTCATACTCCTCCTCGCTCAATTCGCTCTCGCAATCCTCTATCTGCATATTTGTTTCGGTCTGCGGTTGAACCTGTACCGATTTTGTCGCAGCAGGGGGTCTGCCTTTCACCAACAACTTCTTTGGCGGAGTATCTTCCGACTCTTCATCTGATTCTTCATCTGATTCCTCCGCCTCATCATCATCCACAATAAACCCATCCTTTACATACCCCTGTTTTGTCTGCTTTACAACTGTCCCAGTCGTTTTCTGGATAGTCTCCAGTTCTTCGTCAGTATCCAAGTCGTCCTCGTCGTCCTCCGAATCTTCCGATCCCAAGTCTTCAAATCCGCCGAATAAAAATTCATAAATCTCCTCCCAATCCTCCTCCTCCAAATCAACCACCTCGTTCGTTTCCAAATCACACCCTACCAAAACACACGCACCAAAAAACAAAACTTCATCGACGGGAGGAGGGAAATCGTATTTATTTTCTTGTCCGGATCTTCCGGTTTTTTTAGCATACAATTTAATCGACTGATCAAGTCCATCCTCTGCGCCCCACGTATGTTGCAAAACAAATCCTTCACCTGATTTAAGACCTGCTTTCTTATAAAGAGTTTCTTCCGCGAAATCTTTCACCGACGTAGTTTTTACCGTCCCGGATTTTTCAATAATAATAATTTTCGGCATTCTATGGGCAATACTAATTATTATATATGTAGCACATTTATGTTGTTTTGATTTTATGTATAATGAAATTCACTGCTCTTTTCAAATATTTAAGTGTGCTATTCCGATTCAATATAACCCACCCGATTAAAACGAAACACAACGCAAATATCAGATATAGTAGAATGCTTTTATCCCCAAAATAAAAAGACCCATCTATGGTCGAAAACCCCTCGTTCGACGGGTCGATTCCATATAACGTTTTCGCAATATGTAATTTGCACCGTTTATGGTTATCTAGATCGTTCGGATGCAAATAAGATTCATTCTCAGTTTTATATGTGAAAAATGGATATTTATACGCATATGTATTCAATGTCGTAAACAAATACTCATCCGCATGATGAGACTTCGCAGAGGGGTCTAAGTCGTATTTACCGGAATGGTACATTTTATTCATCATATGTTTTGCGGTAGACTTTCGCATTAAATATGCCAGAGCACTGAAAAACTGTCCATTATTCTTCTCATAATCTGAAAACCCGGTTAAATCTGGAAGTTCGGTTCCATCCAAGAACATATAATTCAACATGATAATTTCCCAATCGGACGGCGCATTTTCGATTACATTTTCGATCGGGGTTTTCCAGTACGGTTTGTATTCCAGATTCGCATCATCTTCCATTATCAGTGCGACTGCATCATCCGGCAAATCACAATTCGCAAATTGTCGAATCGTTTCTAGATGCGATAAAAAGCAGGCATATTCCGGTTGGTTGTTTTTATACTCCGATTCGTCCAAAATGAACTGCTTCATCACATCATTGGTTTTATAATCGATTGCTGAAAACCTCTCGTTTCTTATATTTTTAAACGCGTCGTCCCGAAACATCGCATTCATATTATCGCGTCTATCATTCGACCGGTCTAAATTAATCCAATACACGACATCAATACCATTGAGCATGTTATTTTATATTATGCTCATAAAATATAATGCGGTATGCTAAAAAGTGGGTTATTTGTGCCCTAATCTTTATAGTCGGAATATCTTTGGTTTCCGGGGTTTTCAATCTAAAAGAATCATTCGAAAATGACGAACCGCAGATTGATTATTACGTAATTAGCATGAAAGGACAAGACAAGCGAATAAACAACATACAAACTCAACAAAAAAAAATAAACACAGTCATAAATGTATTTGACGCAATCATCGGAGAAGATGTCGATATGGATAACGTACCTGACCAAATCGTAGCAGAAGAGTTCAAAGAAGATTCAAAACATCGAAAACGCGAGATTGGATGTTTTTTGAGTCATTATTATATTTTGAAGTTGATTGAATCGGATGGAAATCCAGACGGATATACGGTGATTTTCGAGGACGATTTCAATATTATCGTGGACGGATTCGAAGAAAAGTTAAAATCGACGTTAGATTCCATGTCGGAACACGATTTTGATATATTGTACATTGAAACTCTTTCGAATAATATGGGAGACCCGTTGACAGATGATGTTTGCCATATAGACACGACCAAAGATTTTTACGGCACACAAGCATACATTGTTAATAATGCGAGTATTGACCGGTTGTTAGACGCTACGTGGAAGATTGATATGCCGATCGACATAAAGTACCGTGAAGCAATAAAATCGAAAGACCTAACGGCATATACGTTTTGTCCATTCTTAACGAAAAGTGCGGATTTAGAAACAACGTTGTATTGAACGTCTAGTAGGAAGAAACCGACAATCCAATCCGCAAAATCAGAATAATATAAATGCCCGAAATGATATAAACTCATTTTGGTGTAATTTCATAATTTGAAAGAACCTGCCATGGACACGCTGATTTCCGAAGAAACGAAAAAACGGGTTATTCAGAACGTGATAAGAATACTGGTAGCATACAACCGACTTTGTATACAAATCAAAATAAAATACAGATGCTATAGAAAACAGCATTCGACATTTGACTTGTTATGCACATTTATCGACAATGCGATTGCTGCCATAGTTGCGGCGTTTGTTTACCTAACCTGTGACAAAATAGAACGACCCGACCCGGCGTGGGTAAGTTTATGCGAATATCAATCGTCTTTCTTTACTTTGTTCCGCGAACAATCGCAAGTGCAAGCATATAACGCAATACTAAGCACCGGATGCGTCGCAAATGGTATGAAGGCATTAACTTGCGATAATTATGTAAGCATTGTCCCCCCAGATTTGGGCAATTGGTCGAATGATACAAACGAGGTATTAGACCCCAGCGGGAGATTCTACCCTATTATACACGACGCCTATTTAACTGCAAAAAAATACAATAAATATAACATTGACGATGCGATTATTATTGCAAAAATATGCCCAACCGCCTCAGTCATAAAACTGGCAAAAAATGCCGATGCAGACCCAGATTTGACCGAACTGAAGACATCTTCTGCCCGGTTTTTGGAGATAGAATATAAATGCGGCAACCATACATTGGAGTTTGAAGTTCCCAAGTCGCATTATTTTGCTGGAAACGAACTTCTTTCAAAAGCATATGTTTTGCGTTATTTGGAACATTTGCCTATGTATGCGCGATGGTCTTTCAATGAATCGGAATACGAACTAAGAATTGTAGATGAAGACTCGGAAGTGTTTTCGTTGACCAGCAAACAATATGTTCGGTTGGAATGGGATGGGTATCGCATTGTCGATTTATCGACCCCGACCCCGACCCAAGTTGAGATAGAACAAGAAGAAACGAAAGAATGTAACGTCGAAAATTGAACAATACTTATATGAAAATAATAACATGAATAATTATCATTTTCTTCCTTTTCAAAACGTATAAAGAATAATCGATTAAATACAATATAGGGTTTGTGCTGCTTAAAAGAAATGAACATCAATCAAGTCGCACAAAATTCTCTCGAAGATCCCGTCAAGAACGCGCTTCTTGGTAAATGGGATTTGTATTATCATTTACCACAGAACAAGAGTTGGGATTTAGCAAGTTACAAATTGATTCTGGGCGATATTGATACCACCGACAAATTGATTGCGATCGTTGATTCGTTGACCCAGAATGTCACGAAATACTGCATGTTGTTTGTCATGAGATCTGGCGTCACGCCAATGTGGGAAGACCCGAAGAACCGTAATGGAGGGTTCTTCTCTTATAAAGTGGCAAATAAATTTGTACCGGAGGTGTGGAAAACGTTGTTTTATTCCATGTGCGGCGAGACACTGTCATCGAATCCCAAGTACAGTCCGCTTATCAATGGAATCACGGTAAGTCCCAAGAAATCATTCTGTATTGTCAAGATCTGGATGGCAGACATGTCGATGCAGGATGGGAGTGTGATTATCGATATACCGAATTTGACCAAACACGGGGTCGCATTCAAGGCACATAAACCCGAATTTTGAAGGGAACCAAGGTTCCCTTCTGAACCCTCCTTTCTCGCGGGACTTTAGTCCCGCTGTCGCTTCGCGAGCGCTTATCCATAGTAAATAATTTGTAATTTTTATTGCAAATTATTTTAGAAGAGGGGGGACACCCGCTTCGCTTGTAGGCACTGCGTTCTAGGTACTTCCACTTCGTATGCTAAAATATTATTTGGCAAAATAAAAGAGAGATTTTTGTTACGGTTTTTATTTAGTATACGAAAACTCACATATTTTTACATAATATTAAATTATCTAATATAACAAATAAACACTATATAGCAGCACTTCGTAATTATGTTCTTTTTGCTACACTAAAAGGACGCCTCAATTAGTAGACGATTAATTATATAATTTATTATGTATAATGAGTTTTTCCACAGAAAAATGTTACAGATGGAAATCAAATAAATTTCCTTTTGGAAAATATATTGAACCTTTGCCCGGAAAGGAAAATATTCCCGGTGATACTTTTACAGGATTACGAGATGTAACATATTATAGGTTTGAAAAAATTACAATCCATGAAAAAATGATTGATAATGTAGAAGTCGATGATAATTGTAGCGCGGGGGGGGGGAGCGCAAGGAAATCCAGAAAACAAAAACGCCGCGTCAGAAAATCGCGCAGAAATCGCAGACGTTAAATCATTTTTTCAAAATTAAATAATGATTTAGCAAATTACAGTGAATCCGTAAATAATTATGCTTCATCCACTTCATATTCGCGAGCGCAAAGAAAGGAGGGTTTCGAAGGGAACACAAAATACTGCATCTCGAACCTAATGGTGTCTATGAATGAGCGCTCGCTTCGCGAGCGCCAGCGGGACTTTAGTCCCGCAAAAAAAGGGAGGGGTCTTAGGGGAACCTTAGCGTAGCAAAAGGTTCCCTAAACGGGAGGCAACTGCGCCAAACACAACTGAATATGTCCCAAAGAAGCAACATCATACTTCACCATCAATGGCAGTCGATTATCCAACTGCAATTCCAAATGGGTACACAACGGAGTACACTTCGTCACATGACTCAGCGACTTTAGGGAAAACTCTCCCTGAATCACCACCGAGGCAGACGCCATCTTCGTAAAATCCAGATTGTTGTCCGACTCCGACCGACTCACCCGGCATTTAGCGAAAGCACCCTCGCAAGAAAACACCAATTCACTCCCCACCGACTTGATTTCCATGCGCCCCGAAATCGCATTCATATCGCGCACAATCTTCTGGAAATCCGTAGTAGGCATCCGGATAATCGTCGGGTAATCAATCTTCTCCGGGAACCCGAACTCGTCCACATCCGTATTCATCAACCGCAATTTATGATCATAACTCTGCTTGATATTACCATTCACATACTGGAACCCGAGATCCGTCACAATACCACCGTTGTAACTCGTGCGGTCAATGTAGATAGTCAGCGTATCATCATTCGACATCGACGAGATGACTTTAGACAACTGCTGAGTATTCACACAGACAATAATCTTGTCGGGTTCGCAGTGATAGAACTCGAAATTCTTCGCATTCAACTCCACATTCACCAGAATGGTATGCGAATTGTCGAAATTGATGATCTTGAGACCGTGTTTCGTGAAGGTGATGGTCGCGTCGGTCAATGTTTCCTTTAGCGCCGCAATCACATTACGAATCGGTTGAATCTGGACGGTTTTTATCGTAAGAACATTATTGGATTCGTTCATTTAAAAGACGAGAGGTTGGTGCGTTTAAATATGAAGAATTCTAGATGTTATTGTTTAAGTACTATTTAACGCGGAAATATTATGACAAACTTCATTTACGTTCTGTATAACAAAATTATACAACTCGACGATTTTCAAGAGGTTCGACGGAGAGGTTCGCAAATAATATAATTGGGATTTTGACAAAACTCGCATATCTCGGATATCTTGTAAAATTCCATCATATTCCGTGAGTTGGCGTAACGTTCGAGGACGATCAATGACATTTTCAGATTCATATTCGCTCATGAGTTTCAATATGCCATATATATTTGAAGACAGAACATCATTGCTACACGTTTTTCGGTTTAGCATAGTTTTTACATTTGCAAAAAAACAGGACGCTTCTCTATTCTGTAGGTGATTTTGAACGAGTCCTTCCAGTCTCGGGAAGATAGGTATTTAGCGTATATGACGATTTGTGTTTCTCCGATAACTGCTCGGGGCAGGTATATTATGGCAACACAAAATACGAATAGACATTAATATACCATACCACAGGTTTGATTGGATGCCTCAATTTGTCTATCTTCTCGTAAGTACATCAGGCGCAACCTACGTTGGCGCCACAGTAGATTTAGACCATCGTCTCCGACAACACAACAAAGAAATCAAGGGCGGTGCGGTAGCAACATCCGTAAAAGTGGCGAGAGGCGAGACATGGCACCGACATTGTTATGTCAGTGGATTCCCCACCTGGCAAGCAGCACTGCAATTCGAATGGCGCTGGAAACAAATACATCGGAAATTACCGAGAGGAGGAAAACCCGCGCCTCTCGATAATCGCATGAAAGCGTTGGATATATTGTTGGCGCTAGACCGTCCTACGTCAAAGGCGATGGCATATAGCGAATGGTCTTCTCCCCCGGAAGTTGTAATCGAGCAGAATGCGACCCTTTCGGACAAGCAGAATGCGACCCTTTCGGACAAGCAGAATGCGACCCTTTCGGGTAAACAGGACTCCATTGTTTCAGAAGAAATGATATAACATACCAATAAATGTCCATGGATTTGAGGAACGCGAGAAGTGTACAAAATGTGGGAAATGGACACTTTTTGCGACCAAGTACGGATGACCGGATTGACCGCAAAACAACAAAACGGGTCCTCTCCATCGACTCTCTCTTTAGAAAAAACTACCAAACGACAAAATCGACCGATTTCACTTACACACTCCCCGACCCGATCAACAAAGTGACCTCTCTAAAAATATCTTCCATCGAATTCCCCAATTCGTGGTACGTGTTTTCAACGGAAAACAAGAGCAACACATTCGTCGTAACCATTTACAATTGCCCTACGCCAATAGATGTGAACGATCCGTATCCAGAGGTTATGACAAATACAATTACGATTCCCGACGGTAATTACAGGTCGGATTTATTAGCATCGAGTATAAATAACATATTTTCAAATATGCGAAACGGACTCGAGTATATCTATTTCGATGTCAATGAAATTAACGCAAGGTGTTTGTTTCGCACAAAACAAGTCGGCGATGATACTCGAAATACTTATATAATAGACCCGATATTGAACACCAGTTTTTATTTTACAGTCGACTTTGCCATCCCATCCAAACCATTATACAAATGTGCAGGATGGATGATGGGATTTAAACTCCCATCATATACCGTCGCGTACAAAGAAGAAAACCCGAAAACAATCATCGATATAGAGGAATACAATCAACATGTGTATAACTGGTATTTAGAAAGCGAATCGAGTTACGGAAGTTCCGTGCAAAATTACATTTTCTTGGAAATCGACGACTTCAATCGCAATTCCACCGCAAATACATTCTTCTCCAAAACGGTCAACGATGCCTACTTAGGAAACAATATTATGGGGCGGATTACCGTAACAAGTGGAATGAATACGATTGTGACAATGGACGGCGGTAATTTGCTATTCAAAACTCGCGAATATTTCGGACCGATTCGACTGGAGAAACTCCACATACGTCTCATAGACAAATACGGCGACCCGGTGAACTTGGAAGGGAACGATTTTTCCTTCATGCTCGAAATCGAACAATTATATTCGAAATGACACCATATTATCATAACAGGGCAAATGTTGATAAAAATATCTAAATTATGAATTGTTTCACGTCTGGAATTCCTTATCAACCATGCATACCCCCTCGTATATGGTAAATGGTATTTTTGATGCAACCGGTCGAAATCGTATCCACTAAAATTCGAAAAAATCTAAGAAAAATGCGTTCTGAGTACAGTTATAATTTTTGTACTTTGAATCTTGTTTTAGTAGTATATACCAAGAGATGTCCGTCCACTTCGTTCTTACCGACTTAGAGTCTTCTGTGCAAATGGGTGTTGCTGCTGATGTCCAGACCAGCACGATCCCTACCCTCGATGTGTCTGCTGTTGCCATCTTTGAAGTGGCGCTTGATGATATCAAGGACTGCTTCAAGTACCAGTCTGATTCCAATGATATTACCAACGAGGAAACCACCGATCTTAAGTACTACGTTGATCCTGCTGCGTGGCCCGAGTTGAACCCTGCTAACGCGATGTTGGATGCTCCTGATGCCAGAGACCCCATCGCCACTAGCAACAGTGCGGGTCCTTTGGAATCCAACAAGATGCTTGTTGCTCACGATTTCGTTCGTTACCTTGCCAAGAAGTTGTTCAACACACACTACGGTGTCGATCTGTTCAACAACGAAGCAGAGTTGCTCGAGAATCTGCGTCTTATCTGCGGCAGCACTGCCTCAGGAAACACCTGGTTCGACATCAAGGAGAAGATTGCCAAGGTCGGCCCGTCTGGTTCCCATGCTGATATCAAAGGTGGTGCTGGTGCTAAATACATGGACAACAGCAACGCGACTTCTGAGAATCTTTGCCGCGTTCTTCTTCAGCAGATGACACAGAGTGCCATCACTCGTTTCGCCGGAATCAACGCCAGTGATGAAAAGCAATCACTTCCTTTCCAGGTCGATGACTCCATCAGTTTCAAAGTTACCATCGCTGCTGCGGATGGTCAGGAGGAACTCACTGGCGTCGGCGCGATCGAATCCCGCAGTTACGAGATTCGCCTGAAGATCGTTGCTTCCCCCGCCAACACGGAGGTTGCTGATGACGAGTCTGCTTAAACGTCTAGGTCGTATGTTTTTGTATAAATGAAATGAATAATAGTATGTATTCACTTCATTCAATCCATTATTTCGCGTCTAGGCGTTCGTCATACCCAGAAGTTGAAGAATGAACGCGAGTTTATCTGGGTCAAACACGGCACCTTCTGGAAACCCGTAGTGTTTTATATATTCCGCGTACTCCGGTTTTAGTGTTGCTTTTTTTACCGTCACATTACTATCGGGGAAAAGACGTTTGTTTTGATTCAATTTGTTTATAAACTCCTGCAATTTTACTCTGTCGTACAATATAGATTCGTGCTCCTTCGAAATTTCCAACTTGTTCTTTGTATCTACTAATTCGGAATACTGCAAAATCGATTGATAAAGTCCTCCTAAAGAAGATGTACTCGACATTCGAATCGTTTCGTAATCATGGTATTTATTTGATGGGACTGCCAGTCTCGCAAGATTAATAGACAGTTTTTTGTAAGTCGCCTCTGTCAGAATATTCGCCACTGCATAAAAATTACCCTTCGAATATTCCTTCATCAATGTATTAATCGTATACACGACCGCTGCCAATTTTCTATACATGGCAACGATTAATTGATTGGAAGAGTCGCCATTCTGGAGATTCAAGTTTATATTTCTGGAGAAAACCGTATTATGGACGGTTGTTAATGCGCTGGACGACCGAAACATATTATATATTTAGCGAGAATTCGTCGCATTACAACTTATATAGATGTCGTCGTCGTCAATAACATCTGAAAATTCAAACAATAGTATTACGGTAGATATGAGCAGCATATATCCTCTGGTAGATATGAGAAGCATATATCCTCCGGTAGATATGAGCAGCATATATCCTCTGGTAGATATGAGCAGCATATATCTTCCAGTAGATGATGCGTCATATAATAATCCGGGAATTGTCGAGGGTGATGGAAAATCGGTGATGTTCGACGAATATTCTAAATTTCAACACAATGATATAGAACGGAACGTACCTTTGGGAGAACGGAACGTACCTTTGGGAGAACGGAACGTACCTTTGGGAGAACGGAACGTACCTTT